CCGTCCCGATCTGTGATGGGCTCAGGGTGTCCAGGAAGAAACTTATTCCGTACCCCTGTAGCCTTGATATAAGCATGATATGTTTTCGTTAGGCCCGAGCCGGCAGAGCCAAATGCGGCAACATATCGAGCAGTTAAAACAACTGAACCATCGACACTGTAATTTCCTTGCGTGGAATAATTTTGTGAAGGATTAAACCTCACCTGCTTAACAAGTGTCGCGCCATCGTAAATTTCAATAGTGTAAATCAGCCGCTCTGGGCCTGAACTGATGACATTGCCCCGGAACTCAAAGGACACATCAATAATACTTTCCGCTACATATGAGTCGATATAAATACTGGCTGAAGCAACATGAACGAGCTTATCCAATTCCAACGCATTGCCATTTAAGCCTGCAATCACTTTTTGGTTAACGGCACCTCCACGAATATTTAATGAATCAACCGACAGGTTTTTAATATACGCGCCTTGCAAATACCCATTACTATCGAGCACCACATTACCTTGCGGATCATAAATGGTCAGGCCTTTGGCATAGACACCGCCCGAATTTGAAACCGCCAAAGACGCATTTGCCGCGTTTTTCTCAACACCCGCCGGTCCCGCCCAAATCATGAATGTTTGGTACGGGTGCAAGTCCATCCGGTAGCTGCCACTGAGCAAGCTCAAATCGGAGCCGGTAATTGAACCGCCAATGATCCTGGGCGAACTCAAACTGGCAGACGCTACCAACGTATCCGCAACCACAGTACCGCTGACCAGCTCCTGAATTGACGCTGCCCGGATTAAGGCCTTATCAATCAGTACCTGGTTGTTTGAGATCACGAACGGATTCACAAGGCCAGCGGGGCCGAGCATCGAAAACCGGTTCGCGTTGACCACAAAGCTAGTGAATGAGCCATTGTTATACAGACCAAAGCCAGCGGCTAACCCATTGACCTCAGTTTTCACCCCCCACATGGCAGTAAAATTATTGTTGGCCGCTGCAACCGCCTGGGATAACTGTGTCACTGTGGCGCTGGATGAATTGAACCTGGCATTCACATCTTGCTGTAAAGTGCCCAAAGACTGATTGAATAAACTTTGTGACTGAGATAACTGCGTTACATTAGCGTTGGTTGTATCAAATCGGCTGTTTACAGATTGTGTCAGCGTACCAAGAGACTGATTTAACAGACTCTGCGACTGAGACAGCTGTGTCACATTCGCATTTGTCGTGTTAAAACTACTCTCGACAGATAGCTTTAATGTCCCTACCGATTTATCAACTGTCGATATCGTTTGAGCCAGCTGCGTCACGTTCGCGTTGGTGTCTGCAAACTTGCTTTCAACACTTTCTGATAACGTGGCCACAGACTGACTGATGTTGCTTTGTGCCTGTGCAATCTGTGTCACATTGGCGTTTGTGGTATTAAACCGGCTGTTGACGCTAACCTGCAGCGTTGACAGCGATTCATTCAACGTTGCCTGAGCCAGTGACAACTGCAGAACTGATGCCGAGTTTTCACCAACATCAGCACGAACCTCCGTCAACTGCCTGGCCATCGCTGCTGATTCCGATGCAATTAAGGTGAATTGCTCATTGATGGCCGCAACGCTGCTATCAAACTGCGCCATGCGCAGAACGACCCCATAAATCCGCACTTCATGATCTGATATCGAGCTGGTCACATTGTCTTGCCACAATGCCAGGCGCGTTAAATGCTTTCCATCCCGGACTTCTGCCCCCCACTTCCCAAGCGCGAGCTGCAGCTCTGCATCGGCGTAATTCCACTGAGCCAACAACAACCGGTTAATCATGCTGGTTGATGATTGCATCTGGTCAGAATTGACGACCGTTTCTAAATTCTGCGCAACCTGGTTGATACCTTTGCGCAGCAAGTCCAATGGCCCATTGTCTTCGCTGAATTTAGTATCAACTTTCTGAATAATCTGCTGATACTTTTCATCACTAATCAGCTCGATATCGTTTCGAAGCCATTCAACCAGCGGACTGTTTGCATCCTCCTCGGTGATTTTCTCAATTAACCAGCCGATATCATCTTCGGTTTTGCCGGGGATCCCGCCAAGGCCTTGCCATGGTCCAATATCCCCTCTTTGGTTGATAAAGCGAACCCAGTAATAGAACGTGGAACCTTTGGCCACGACATCAGAGAACATCACGCCCTTGGTTGTGCCTATCATGACAGCAGAACCAACGAGATCGACACCACTGCGCCAAATCTCGGCTTCAAGATGACCGCGGTAAGTGGGTTCATCGAACCGGATCAGCACTGCTGTAAAGCCACCAACGGCGGTCACGTTCAAAGGTGCATGCGGTATATCGATCCGCACTGGCGTTCCGGTGCCAGGTTGCAACGGCACCAACACGCCGCCAGTGTTGGGATTTCCTTTGAACTGCGCAACGCCCATATCAATTAAATCACGCGGCGTTAGCGCCCGGTCTAAGCCATCCCCGCGACTGCCGGTTAAGATTTCAAGCGCCTGGGCAACGGATGTAATAGAGCGCGGAAGGTCTTTTGAATTTGTCACCACTGCAGGATAGCGGTGACGGGGCTTCATACTCGTTTGTGTCATACCAAATCTGCCATATCATCCGATATTGCCAACATTTCAACAGTCCCGGTGCCGGCAAACTCAAACTGTACAGTTCGGCCACGCAACGGCGGTAACCGCATCGAGTCAGCTGCGCGTGAACAATCTGAAATGGTGTGTTTCTTGACACCATCAATCCACAAAGAGAAAGACAATGCGGATAACTGCGAGCCTGTGATACTGATAGCGTTTGGCAGTTCGTTGCCGCCAAACATAAATGGCTTGCTACGCCAGGACATTTGCAATGGTGCTGCGCCTTGGTCAAATCCACAGATTTGAGTACCGTTTAATACAAAGGCGGCACCGGTTGCCAAGTCGTTGTAGACGGCGGGATAGTACACACTCAGCGGCATGAGTGATTTTGTATCCGGGTCAAAAATAAACCCCTGCTTGACGTTGGTGGCACTGGTAAAAAATGCCAGGTATTTACCGTTATAACAGGCCGCAATAATGGTTGCGGGGTTGTACATTTCGCGCCACTGACGGGCAGATATCACATCTTCCGTCAACAGGATCACCTGGTTGGATGAAACACCTACCAAGCCATCCGGACTGGCGTAAATAACAAACTCGCCCATATCAACCATTGAGCGCGCAGACACACAGGCATGATTACTTTCAAGCCGCTCACTCGACATCGCACTGGGGCTGACGCCGGATACGATATAAGGAAATCCTTCGGTGGCCACAACTAAAGCATTGGTGGTTGCGCCTATGGCCACAATCGGGTGAGAAGTCGTCAGGCGATACCGCTTCGGCCAGGCATAGGCTAAATAGGACTCGCTAAAGTGCAGAGTATTGCCCACGAAGCCGGCAAGGATGCCATTGGCCATCAGCGTCAGGCCTTTTAAATCTGCCGGCGGTGGATCATAGTCCTGCGTGATCAGCTCCGGGCCTAAACCGTCTGACAGCAATGTATCAGTCAAAGACCGCTGAGCGATCGGCAATTCCGCGACTAAAAAGAATCCGGAACTGCTGGCACCGCTTGCAGAGCGGTAAACCCGTTGCCGGTCAATCGCAAAATTGTTCGACGCCAGCACCGGCAAGGTTAACGTCACTGGTTGTCCAGGCTCGACTAACACAAGCCTGGCAGACACAGCGGATGGCGGCCCTTCTTCGCCGAATTTATTTACATGCGTAACGACATAAAACCGCGTTTCATCATCTGCATAATCGGTGTTATTGCCTGATGCCGCCCCAAGCGCGACCACAGGCGCTGTGGCTGGCATTGGGATCCCCAAAGTTAAACTACCACTTGGGTAGGGTGCGCTGGCTGTCAGCAAAGCGCTGTCGCCGAATTTGGGAGCGCCATCACCCGACCAGTACACGCGGGACCAACTATCGCTGACGATGGGACTGGGGCAAACGTTGACTACCTTTTGCCACGCCAGGTAAATCGTACTGTATTTATAAATGGTCTGAGCATTGGCCACAGCGATTGTGGCCACGCTGGCAGAAAGCCCTTTAAGGGGGCTTAACTTGCCTTCGGCCGAATAAACGTTCTGTGCTTGTTCTGCTGCGTACTCAGGAAGGTCGATAGGTTTAACTTTTGGGATCAGTCCTTCAAAGCGGCTGAACTTCATCAACAGCCTCCGGGGTTGCCTGCGCAACCAACTTAATCGCCTCCGGATGAGTCAGAAGTGTGACCTTGCCGGAGCCGATCGTTAATTCAAATTCGACGCCATTGCCGGCATGGACTGCATAATCTGCCAGCTCGCTAATTTGCTCCGTAGGAATTGATAAAATAACCAGCTCAATTCCATTGAAGTTTATAACTGCAGGGCTGTTGGTTAATGACTGGGCCGTAGGATCTGTCATGTACGATTCAAGCGTGATCACTGCGTACTTGCTTTCAGGGTTAGTAATAAACTCTTGAATATTCATATCACGTTTCCAACATCCACAATCGACCAGCGATCGGCGTTTTGGTTGACTAAGCGACAAGGGTTATGGACATCATCCATTTGACGCAAAGTAATGTTGTCTATAGTGAAAGATCCGGCAACTGCAGATACAGGCCTGAAAGTGACATGGCCAGTTGCTTCCCTTGCGCAGAACGTCATTTCGATTTTTTGGCGAACTGCCGAAACATTGATAGATGAAATAGTTGCCCAAGTGGGGGCGAAACATTTAAAACTCATCTGTATTGCAGGGCCGGTAATCGCATTGAAATCGACTTCCAGTTTATAAAATCGGCCAGGCACAAGAGGGGTGGACCCATTGAGATATAAATCTAATCCGGAGTTCACATTGTCTACAAAATCACATTTAAGGGCACCGTTTACGTTACTTAATGTGGCTCCGGCAGCAGCATAAGTTCCGGCCAAATCAGTCAGCGCTGGATTACGCATGATCTCTGGCCCCGTCAATTCATACGCGGGAGACAGCTTGATATTTTTTACTTTGTAGCGCTTACCGTTTTCACTTCCCATTGCGCCACGCAAAGATATATGGGCTGATGGCATCACTCCTGAGCCAGCTGCGGTTGTAAATAAAAACCTTAGCCTGCCACCGTATAATGGAGCTGTCGAAAACGACCCATAAAATGCACTGCTATGGTCAAAGCTGGCTCTGCGCAATTCATTGAATGGCATGTTACCGGCATTGGCTCCGGTGTACGCCAAGGTTAATCTAAGATTTGTTCCATCTGCCCAGCCTTCAACATCAGCTTCTAATACATAAGTGCGTGACCACTCGATTGCTACCGGGATACGCCAAGCGCGTTGACCCCATGTATCAACCATGTTGTATTCAAAACTACCATCCGGATTTATTTTAGTGTCTGTTGACGATTCCCAAATAGGGGGAGCCAAAGCTAAATTTTTAGAAAGCTTTTTCGAGAAAAAAGTACCCGCGCGATCAGAAAAGTCCCAATCACCAATTAACACGCCGTTACTCCGCGCACCTTGGTTCCAGACTTTAAGATTGAAATATGTCACATCAGCACGTTCAACACCTGAAGTCAGCGAGCTGGGGCCAGCCATATTGTAAACTGCCGGATCAGCTGAAAACGAAGTTGAGCTATTCAGAATTTCACCTGAAGGCAACCGTATGGTTCCAGACATGACACCAGCCACACGTTTAATTACCGCGACATAAATAGTCATCGGCTGACATAGCATTAAAAAGCCGGGATAACTGACAATCGTTGCGTCACCATTGCAGCTAGTTGCATTAAGAGTTCCCCTCTCGCCGCTATGCTGGCCCCAGCTGTTGAAAAACAGCAGTGGACGGCTTGCTCCACCGACATAGCTATTAATAATGATTTGATTATTACTGGTAGCACGAACAACAGAGTTCAACATAAAGACGACTTCAATTTCAAAGTCGCCAGCCAAAGCGATAGGAACGTGAAAAAGCCAGTGGTCATCAATGCGATCAGCACGATATGCCCATCGCAGAGCAGATTGCACAACCAACGCAATCTTTTTTTTCCGCACCATCACAGTGGGCGTAAAATCATCGTAAGGATTGCGATGATCTAAGATCTCAATGCTCATGGCGTGATCTCGATATTAACGTGTGTTGCCGTATCCTCCGCATACAAATGTATTTCATTTTCCCCTGCTTTGATGTTGGCCAGAGCGTCAGTCACAAGGCGGCGACCACCAACAAAATCGACAGCAGGCGGCACCAGTCCTATCCATACGCGAATTCGTGCCAGGCCATTACCACGAGCAACGTTCTGAATACTGGTGGCTTTACCGACAGGCAACCCCAGCTGACTTAAGGACGTCCATTTTTTTGCTTCTAACAAATCATCAGGTCTGGTATCCACTTATTGCTCCTTGGTTTTGTAGTTGCCACGGCCAAACATTTTTACAGCCAGGTAAGCTGGTTTTGCTTTATGAGCTGGCACCTTGTAAGCCAACAGGGTTTGATAAAACGCATCATCGGCAAACTGCTTGGTATGCAGCGCTTGCTGATAGAAGTAATCATGCAGCACCGAGGCCTCAAAGGCTTCGGTGGCGGGGTCTAAAAACCACCATAAAAAACGGGGCACATTGGCCCCGTTCGTGGTTGTTCCTTCAGGCACAATGCCGTAGGGCGTGTGCCAGTCTTTGGTTAAGACCCATTTCCGTTTACCGACTTTAAGGGTCAGTAATGGGCTGTATCCGGGTTTACTCATGCGCCCTCACTTGCTGGCCAATAGGCATCATCACTGATAATTAAATCAACCAAGTCAGGGCGCGCTATCAGCGCCTCCAGTGCCTGGCGGTGGCTATTAATCCAGTGAACGCATTCAGCGCGTTCCTGTTCACTATAAAGCCCCAGGGCGACATTAGCCTGACCGACCTTATCCCAGCGCGATTCGATACGGCGGGTGGCTTCAAACTTAGCTTCTGCCTGTTTTTGAGCGCGCAGTTTGTCTTGCTTTGCTGCAGGGGTAACTTTTTTTGACCAATCAATATTCATGCAGGAAAAACCTCAGGTTCAGGTTCCGCTACAGATTCGGGTTCTGGCTCTGGCTCAGGTTTAGATTCTGGCACTACCGGTTTTCTGACAATTGGACAAGGACATTGACCGGCATCAACAACAAACGTGTAGTCTGCCAATTCGGCAGACTGATTTGATTCAGCGTTCGTTGCATCAAATAGGTATTCAAGTTGCAGCTCGATTTGGTTATTTTTTCTGACAACAACACCAGCAAACGGGGGGCCAATTTCTATTTCCTCACCTTCGCCAAGCGGTGACAGGTCGTACTCCAGACCTCGATAGTGTAGAACTTCTCCTGTGACCGTAGGCGGTGTATCAATAGCCCCATTAGGTAAAGCAGAGGTCGCCAAAAGTGTAATTTTCATCAGTACCATCTCCCAATCGCATAGCCTTTAAGCTTTGCTTTATAACCGCCCATTTGGCTAAAAAGAATGTAAATTGCTTGGTCACTTGTTGTGGTCGTAGCACCAGCAGACAGCTTGACCGCACCTATTGGCCAACAAGCCGGACCTAGCGCTGCATCCATTTGTCCAGATGAATAAAATGTTGTCGGTGGCGAAACAAAAGCAGCAGGGAAATTCCAAGACAGAGTTGCACTGTACGTTGCACCAAAGTCGCCATGGCTCGGACCATAAAAAGTTCCAGACTCAAACCAGCATTCCTGCGTCCCGTCTGCGTACCGGATGTAACTACCATTGGCATTAGTGCCACGCTCAAAAACTGCACCTGCGGGCAATCCACCTGATTGGATTACAGTGCCTACGATGTTTGAATTTTGATAGCGAAAAACCCAAGGTGTCCATACCCCGTTTATTTTTGACCTGACCCAGGTATCTCGATTAGTAACTGTTTCGTAATGTTGACGTATATAGTCTGCACTAATGTAAAACTGAGTCACCCAGCCATTATAAACGCCCGGCCCATTTATTGGGCTGTTTGCATAAAACTCACCACTGACAGATGGTAAATTATTTAAATCGCTATTAACTGCAAGGCTAACAGATTTCCCAATTTCTAAAGCCGCCCTCGCAGAGGCAGGTGTCGTACCGATGTTCAGCAGGTTACCGGGATGATAAAGAAGGCTCCAATCACTATAGGGCTGCCCATCTGTCTTAGTCCTGAAAGCCATAGCCTGAACGTTGCCTCTGGCCGTATCGCAAATAGCTAACTGAGCGGCAGTGCTTGGGCTACGATGAACATCAATGATATGCCATGCAGACGTGCTATATGGAGCAGGCCTTGTGCCCAGGACTGCTCGATACAAACCACCATAACCAAGCGTGTCACAGTTCACATCCCTTGAGATATCAAGGCCTATCCCGGCACTAACATCCCGCCATTGCGCATCCCAAACGCCGCCGTTCTTTTGCCGTTCAAATCTTCGTTTGTCCGTAGTCCAAAGGATTTGATAAGCAGTTGCAGACGATCCCCACTGCAGGTGCAGCAACATACATCCGGACAACGAAATGGTGGTCCCACCATAATCAACAGGACCATTGGATGAGCCTGCGCCCCGGAGCTGGATAAACTGAGTCCGATCAACGGTATTTAAATCAACTTCAGAAACAACGTTGTCAGCACCTTCGCCAAGCCCCCAGGCACCATTAATCATCAAAGCGCCAGCTGTTGCGTCCGTAACAGAGCTTTGCTTATTCAGATTGTCTGAATGGATGATGTCAGCCCAACCGGACCATTCGTTATTAATGAGCCGGCGATACTTAACCATGCGCTCAGAGTTCAGCGAGTAAAACACTTGCATGGCGTAGTTAGACGCGGACCATGAATAGTGCTGTAAATAACCTTGGTTATTACCGGACTTCCCTGCGACAGGGCTACCTGTCCATGTATCCCCTAAGGCATAAAAGCCCGAGGTTCGAAGCGTGTCGGCGTTAGCGCCGCTTAAAAATGGCGTTGAGGCAACGCCTAACCCCTGATCGCCGGTGACAGTGATTTGCTTCCAGGCTGACCAAGTGGTTGCGCTTTGTGCATGCCGCTCCCAACAAGGCACACCGATGACACCGCGAAAGCGTTGCCAGCTGTAGGTATATCCGTTACCACTGGTGATGTAACCTTCCATCGTGCCAAATGCGTTACCGCCAGGGCCGTTCGTGATTGCAACGACGTTAGATGTATAGTTACACCCCTGAGAGCCACATGCCGCAAATACCGCTTCGGGTGTGCTGTCGCCATTAATGGCAATCGCAGCACGAAAGCTTGTGCCAAGACCAAACTCACCCAACTGCAGTTGAGCGCGCCAGGTTGTCCAAACACCGTTGACGTTATCCCGGTTAAACTGACGGTTGCCGACAACGGCAATTTGAGACGCCCGGACACTGGGCGAACCATTGGCGCGGATCACATGGATTAAGATGCCGCTGCCGGTGCCAGGTGAATTCAGCGTAACGCCGTTGCTGATTTCATAAAAACCACTGACAAGCACAGTGTTGCAGTCAGGACAATTGCGGCCACTGCCAGGGGTGAGGCCGAAACCTTGCTGCCATGACAACCAACCACCATTCGCCGAATGGCGCCAGAAAAAATCACCCGAAGTCGTACAGGCAATTTGCATGGCATCGACAGAGTTATAGCGGCAGACAATTAATGAGAACTGCTCAAGGCCAGCCGGCTTTACCCCGGCATTGCTTGATTGCACACGCCAGAACCCTGCAGGGATCGTATTACTATCTACAGAGCCGGTTAAGTAAACCGCTTTATCATGCGCGCCAAGACCAAAGGCTTCCTTTTTCAAGAGGGTATCAGGGGTTAAATCCTGTGAGTTTGCCTGCACCACAATCGAGGCGCGTAATGCGGCCAGGCGCTGAACTTCTGTATCAACTGCAGTCTGAATACCTTTGAGACTTGGCGAGGTGTGATCACGGCCAAAAACGTCCGTCATGCTGACAGAGTTTGGTGCAGTGAAAAATTCAGACATCGAGCGGAACACTTGCAGATTCGAGTCAAGAACCTGTGCAACCTGAGCGGCCAGCCGGCTCATACTCGTTGCTGAAAACACCGGCTTAATGGTGTAGCTGACGTTGGTTTTGCTAACGCTAAAGCTGCCATGAACGCGCAGCTGTGTATCGCTAATCACAGCCGCGACTTCGAACCACTCTTTGTTATCGATGCTGAGCGCATCGCCTGGCATTGGCCGCGCCATGGCCGTGGCCCAATGTGTACCGGTGCCATTGACCAAATCGGTGCCGGCAACAAAGGTTATCTTGCCTTCTTTGTACCAATAGTTGACGTTCATTGGCACCCCTACCGCATCGCCTGATCAGCTTGCATTTTGATGCCGAGCGCTTCATTAAAAGAAATCAGGTGCATCCGGGCGCGGCCATCGCCGCCCTGGACAAACTTGCCCACTTTAGAGAAACCACGAAACAGGATGTAATCAAGCACCGGGTTGTAGTACACATCATCAATGGGCATTTGTGCCGTGGGCACTTGAGCCGGAGTGATTTGTGGTGGCACATAGGAATAACTAATCAGCACTTTTGTAGCTGCAGCCACTGCAGGGTAAAGATAAAAATTCTTTGGATCGCGCTGGTCATAGATATAGTGCTGAGCAACGCCCACCGGCGCAGCCTGCGAATGCCAATCAGGCCGACTACTGTCCATCAGGGCCATATCCATTTCTGTGATACTGCGCTTATCAGCGCCTTCATTGCGCAGTACGCGAATAAGGCGCAGCGCGTCAGCTGGCAATTGCTGCAAAGTCCCAAGCACACAGTTAAGAACCAGCTGCTTTGCATGTGCATCAGGCCTGGCTGCAATCACCGCTAAGATAGCGGCGTTATACCAACCGGCTAATTCTTCTTCTATCCAGAACGTTTTTTCAGTGTCAACCAGCGTATGCCGGGCCTGATCAAGGATCGTTTTAACTGCAACAGCCATGGTGTTACCTTAAAAAAATTGGTGCTTGGTTTGGGCTTCATAAATCCGCGCGGCTTTGTTCAACGAGAACTGCACTGCATCACTGCAGCCGCTGTCGAACATGCTTTGGTAGCGTTCAATTTGATGTTTGCTAAGAGCCCAGGCCTTTTTCTCGTCCTGGCCTAAGTCAGCAGCAGCGCCCATACAAATTTCACTGCGATAGCGGTCGTAGATATCTCTATCGACGGTTTGAACGTCAGCCGTTGGGAACACGGAAAGAACAACTTTAAGATGACCGGTCATCCGCTTTTTCAGGCGGATGCTGTCGCCATCCAGTTCGAAATGCGTACCTTCCGTCAGGGGGTTGCCATCCATGGCGGCTGCAACAATAGAATTGATCCGGGTATGTTCCGGCGTGGTCAGCTCCAGACTGGTGAAATGGCTGGCCACCTGAAATTGATTTTCATGTTGCCAGCAGTAACTTTGCTTACAGTGCGTGGCAATTGCATCAAGGACGGCCTCCCGCGCCAGGAACCACGGAACCTGAATATATCGGTTCAGGGTTCTTTCAAATTGCTGCAGCTCGACCATTACTGATCACCTGCAGGTTGTTGTTGTGCGGCCCACAGTGCTTGCGCTTTTTCAGGGTTATCAAGCAAATACTTGGTATAGGCCTCCACAACGGTGGATTCCATATCCGCACGCAGATCCGTCGAAGATAGAGTCAACCCCAGAGTTTTCACCAGCTCATGTTGTTCGACGCTTTCTTTTCTTGGGAAATTACGCAGCTCAACTCTGAGCTTGTGAGCTTGGTCACTGACAAATGAGCCGTGAATAAACTCTGCCGGCTTTACTACTGGCTCAACAACTTGTTCGCCATTCACAAAACGCTCCCATTTTGGTGATTCAGACAGGCAATAGACATCCGGGTGCAAGTGGCACATTTGATTGGCAACCGATGATGGCACCATTTGTACTTCACCCGGCATCCAGGTCAGATTGGTGCCATAAATCGTGTCACGCTTGATTGACTTGGTGCCGAGATAACCGACACCGGTATAGATAATTGCATTGATGCTCATTCATGAATTCCTGAGGTTCTTAAGAGAACGGCAGAGCAAGCCCTGCCGGATTGGTGCTTACAGCTTGTGACTGACACCGGTAGAGCGGTATTCAACCAGGACGTCATAGCGGCCTGTTTGCACCGCACCTTTGACCGTCAGAATGAGTTGTGAGCGGGTATCAACGACCACAGGCACACCTTCGAATTTTTTAACACCAGCGGTAGCAGATGCTGCGACGGCCAAAAATTCAGTAGGTTTGCTTGCAGTGCCATCCATAGGTGCAATACCTAAGTCAAACGTTGCGTTCGCGCCCATGGCAGCGTGATTGACCCGGATTTCATCAATCGTCATACCGGCATCAAAGGTGCCTAAAATCACGACTTCATTGATTGGCGCGGCAGCGAGCTGGACGAACAAATGACTACGACTGGCATTGCCATGAGCGCCGAGGTAGTGTTTTGCGGTAGAGGTAGGTGCGTTAATTGGCATCACCGATTCCTTTTTTAAGTGAAAAAAAAGGGAGCAAATGAAATGCTCCCGTTTGTACTTAGTTGCCTACGGCCGTATCAACGATAATCCGGCCATGGTCGTGCAACACGCCATCCCGATCGCGGAATTGCAGGGCTTTTTTGCCATTGCAATACCCGATGGTGTATTCCTTGATGTTGCCGTTATCCTTCTCATCTTCCCGGATAGAGAAGTGACTGTTGGCCGTTTTGGTGCGGCCATGGGCATAGGCCAGGGCTTGTGAACCCAGCAGGAAAGCCCGCTCGATGTTGACCGATGCAGTCTGCAATGTGGTGGTCGCGTCGGCGTTGTTCTGCGACACGCGGACCTGAGAGCCGGCATTAAACCGGATCCGGCGGTTCATCCGGCGGACCATGATTTTGTCTTTCATCAGGTAGTCGCCAGTGAACAGCGGATGCTTGAAGCCTTTTGAGCGGTTCATTGCACTGGCAACCAGCTTGTTAAAGTCAGCGGTGCTTGATTGGTTCTGCAGATCACGCCACTGACGAGGCGTGACAAACAGGATATAGAACGGGTTTTCATCCGCAGCTTCATCGCCTGCCAGGGCAACGTGCTTGATTGGACTTGCCATTTCCTGCAGGTACAGGGACAGGTTATCGATCGTAGTCAGAGACATTAAATCAGAGCTGTCGATGTTTTGTACTGAGGTTGCATCACCGCCGTAAAAATGGCGTGAGAATGTCGGCGGCACTACAGGGTTGACCATGATTTCAGCGTATTCAGGGTCTGTTTCCAGCGGCACGATCAGGTTTGAGTTGTAATCAGAACCCCGAGCGCCGGCCAGGTGGTAGAGCGTGGTTTCTTCATCCAGGTCTTTATACCAGGACTTGAGCAGCGCCTGGGCAATTTGGTTGATCGGCTGTCCAATGGTTTGGACAAACATCGCACCACCGTTATCAACCACGTGACGACCTTGGTTAATACCGACCGTATCCTGGGCGAATGTCATGGTATCTGAACGATTTTCCACACGTCTATCGCCCATCGTCGGCCGGCCGGTGAGCCGGTGCACGATGTCCACCGTCACCTGCTGACCAGGTTGTGTGGTTAAGTCAGTGACGCGAACAATTGGCGCGCCGGAATCGGTTTGCATTTTGCCGATTTCAGCAATGCCTTTTGGTGCTGGGCCCGTCAACATATTGGTCATGTTGTGGGTCCGGGTCGCGGCAGCAAAAAGCGCCGCGTTACGAATAATCGGCGTTAACGCCGGTGTTTTTTGTACTGGCATTTCAGTTTCCTAAATGAATATGGTTAAAAACCAAGAGCAGCCAACACCCGGTCTTGCTCTGCAGAGGACATACTGTTCAGGCGGTGCTGGATCTGGGCTTCGGTTAAACCTTCGAATTGTTTTTCAATGGGTGCTGTCACGTCTGACGTCGTACCGGGGATCCCGCTCAGTGAGAACGGCGGGTCAATGTCATCGACATTGATATCTTTTTTGTTCTGCTTGGCGGGTTGCTTAAGGATGGCCGGTGCCATCTGGCGCATCACTTCGCTGAACCGTTCTTGCAGTGGTTTGTCTTGCCAGGCTTTATCGCCCCGCAAGCGCACATCAATTGCAGTTGCCTGGGCGCGCAAGCTTGGGTCTTGCATCACTTCTCGAAGACCTTCGACCTGATCAATTGTCTTTTCGACAACTGAGGTTGGAGAGTCATCTTCAACAGGCGCAGCGGCTTTGGCCGTAGCCGGCTGAGCCTGTTGTGTCAGTTGTTGCTGGAGCTGCGCGACCAGTCTTTCAGTGGCCAGTAGTTTGTGACCCAGCTTTTGGGCCACAGCGCCGACATCACCGTATTCTTCGAGCTCATCAAGCTCCTTTGCAGTCAAGGTCATTTCAGAGGGCAACTGGGCGGGAGTGAGCCCCGCTTTTTTCAGCTGTTCAGCTAACAAATCCGCTTTTTGAGATGTGGCCTGATGCAACTCGGCAAGGTTCTTTGCCTCCTGCAACTGGCGTTCACTATCTTCAAGCTGTTGCTTCAACTGCTGCTTTTCGAGCCGCTCTTTTTCCAGGACGTCAAAAGGAATGACGTGTTCACCATTTTTAGACAGGATCCCAGCTGGTAGTGCTGGACTGTTTTCGTCGCCATCTTCCTGAGGCGTTTTTGTCGCTGGCTTGCCGGTGGACGGCACGGCGTCTTCTACGTCCATTTCTTGGCCATCGAGATATTGGATTGCGCGCTCGATATTGTCGGGATCGCCGCTATTTAACAGCGCTTCAATGTCTTGTTCGCTCAATACATTTGTCATGTGAAACTCCAATGCAAAAAGCCGCAGAAGCGGCTTAGAAGGTGTGGTGTGTGGTCAGTTATGCAGCGGCGGGGACGTTCGCCATCATGCGTTTAATCAGGGCGTCTAAGTTGGCGCGCTGGTCAGCACTGTGCTGCTGACTCTGGATATCCTGTTGCTGAACCATGCCTGTTATTTTTGCCAGGATTTCTTTGGCTCTTGCGGCCATCAGTGCCGGCGCTTCCTGTTCAGTTTGTGCTTTACGGCTGGCCAGCTCGGCATTCGCTGCAGCCAGTTCAGCTTGTGATTGTGTCAGCTGCGCTTTGGCTTGGGCTTCGGCCAACACGGCTTGCTGCGTTGCCATTTCAACAGCCAGCGCCATTTGCTGACGTTGCTGTGCAGCGGCATGCTCGGCTCTGGCGGCTTCGTCCATTTCGTTTGGATCAACGCCTTGGCCAATGGCCTGCTGAATTTTCTTCATCAGCTCCGCTTTGCGCGGTAACTCTGATAATTCCAGAATGTCATTGAGTAAAATCAGCTTGATGTTATCTGGCACTGTGGCCGCCAACGCCATCAGGCGTTCCAGCATCTGAGCACGATAACCAGGCGAACTGGAGATATCAGCCAGGACAACTTTGCGGCTGAGCATACTGACCTGATTATTGACTTCACCGGTATCCGCGCGCTGATTCAGGATCAACGTTTCGGTTTTCTTCATTGGATTGCTGGCATAGACCTTGACCTGCCGTTCTTCATTGCCGATATCCTCGGCAATCAGATTCAACAGCAGATTACCAACCAGCTGCTTGCCCGTTCTGAAGTTGTCGTAAAGCTCTGCCATCGTGACAGTGCCCTGTTCCACCAAGCTATTGATGGCAATACCGGATGTTGCCCCACCTTCACTACGGCCAAGCATCGCGTTGTAGACACCAGACACAGACTGGATCTGCTTTTCGGCGTCCTGCATGACCTGGAACTGCTGGGCAGCGATGTTGGATTCATCCCGGATCTTAAATCCGCTTTCTTTATTCTTGCGGTTGGGGTTCAGTTTGATGATGCCATCGACCCGAGCAACGGCGCTATGCAGCTCAGTGTCTGTCATCGCTACGGCGTCAGAATCCATGATCACCTGGCGCGCTTTTAACAGCCAGGTCAGGGTGCTGCGCCGGAAATTCAGTTCGTCTTGTGGCCCCATCATGGCGCGGATCAAGCCATACGGCACACGGCTTCGACCCTCGCGATAGCCGAAGAACGGCACCACAGGGAACTCATTATGCGGGTATGGCGAAGGGCCATCATGGATAAGATGTGGACCTAAATAAATCGCTCTAAACATCCGGGCATAACGGGTGGTTTTCAGCTGGACATGGCCAGCATTCACCAAGGAGCGATGCAACGGATTGTTTTTGTTAAACAACGCCGTTTCACCGTTACGCGATACCATGGCTTGGCCAACATCGAACTTACGGTAATAGATATCAAAAAACCTGACGCGCCGGCGCAGGCTGTCATTCCACTGCTCATTGGTCAGCAATGAACTTTGCGACGTGATTTGCCAGCCAGCCACCAAATCAGGATTTACCTGATGGCTATCAAGCGTGAGCAATGCAGGCCAGCCGTCGAGACAACCTTTCACCAGATCTTTATGCTTCGGAGCCACCAGTAGCGCTTGGTCTTCATCCATCCAGCGCTCAATCACGACATAACGGCAGTCTTTCCAATCGGCGCGCCGGCTACGCCAATCCCACCACACACTTGTCCAGTCGAGCGTATCCACAATGTAGGGATCACCAAACAAGTCATCATTGCGGCGCACTTCAACAAAACCGGCACCGCTTTTAACCTGGCATGCAAATGCGTCAGAGTTGGCGCGGTCAGCGCCTGACATTCGGGCCGCTTCGTTCAACCGCTCGTTTAAGTATTCGTTGACCAGTGCGCCTTCTTCATCATCTGCGCGGACCTGCCAATCTGTCCGGCTTTTAGCTTCCATGCCTAAGACGCCGTTGATGGTCGGCGCGACATAGTTATTGATGATCACGGGCTGACCGCGTTCACGCATCGCCTGTTCAACTTCTGGAAGTAAATGCCGGCCTTCGTAGTAGGCTTCTGCAACAGCGGCTTCTGTGCGCCATTCTGGTTGCTGATGCAAATCTGATAGCAGATTTTCAATCAGGGATTGTTTTCGATAGGCGGTCATAACATCCAACTTTGGGTTTTTACTTGCTGCACAGGCGCGAACTTGGTTCGCGGCATTTTTTTATTCATTTCAAGAGCAATGGCATACGACATTACTTTGTCGTCGAAACAACCTTCCCGCGCCCCCATCTTTCCGGTGGACGCATAGACATAAGTCATGGACTGGTCGATGGTGTGCATACACAAAATGCCTGTGTTTTCGTCCAGGATGAGATCACCAAAATAGCCAATGATGATTGGCTTACTTTTCGATGTGGTCAGCCAGCCGACTTTTTCAGTTTCCCGCTCGTGGCTTTCCTCCAATTCTTCCTGCTTATAAAGATTGGGGTAGTCCAGGTCTTTGAGCTTTTGCACCACAGCATGGCCATGGTTGTTTCGTTCAACGCCTAAAAATGCGTTGTTGTAGTAACGACCAAGCTTGTTCAGCAAAAAGCCAAACGAGCTGACCTCAATTTTTCCGTGAAAGGTGGCGACCTGAGTCCCCTGCTCGTTGAGCACATCCACTGAAGAAAAGTCACCAATCTCTAAACCTTCGGAGACGTCAGCGCCGGCGGAATAAAGTTCGCCGGGGATAGGTTCGGCCCAAATCTGAATGAGTCCGGACACCGAATCAAAGTCATAGGATTTCGGGTCATTCGGATCATCAACTTCAATGCTTTCAACGTTTCGCTCAACATCAAGCGAATCTGCATCACGGCTGTATCGCATGAGCTTGATAGGCAAGCGGCAGTAGTTCTTGGCTTCGACCAGTTTGGGGATATCAAACACTGGCCGACCTGATGCCAGGAATGCTTCGTGCACGTAGCTCGGATATTCCTGCTTAAACAAATCGGAGCTTTTAAGCTCTTTGATTTTTTTCCGGCGCCAGGCAAGTTGGCCATCGGTAATGTCATGCTTAAATTCAGCGCCATCAGGATGGTTGGCTATCATTGCCGCCAGGGCAATTTCATCAGCGGTTCTGACAAACCCTGCCGGCACTTTATCGGTGTAGCCGCTATCCCAATACCAGGGCGAGAAAATCAGAATAAACTCGCCATCTTTTTTGTACGCATCCATGACGTATTCATAGAACGTCCCGCCGACACCGTTGGCGGTACTTTCTAAAATCACTTCCGTACCGGGTAAATCTGGTACGGCCTGCATGACACCGGCAAGGATTTGATCTGCAAACGGCCAGAAGGCAACTTCTGAGCCGTGGAAAAGCTGAGCGGTAAAACCCCGACCGCTGTCCGGGTTCTTGGCGGTGCCTAGTTCGTAGCTCGACTCTAAAGAGCTGAACTTCATACCAAGCTTTTTGTTATCGCCGTCTTTGGTCGGCTTCACAAAATCGGGGCAATGGTCATGATATCGCTGGACCATTTCGTACAATTTGCCGGTGGTCTTACTTTCGTGCGATAAAATGAACGTGGAATAACCCACGGTTTCGGTGGTGATTTTGTAGTACCGCGCACCTATCCAGGTGCTGAACCCTTGCTGCCGGCCTTTGATAATGACAGCCCGGACCTTGCCGATTTCGCGCCGCTGACGCTCTACCCGCTCATGGGCATAAAGCTGCGCCTTGTTTAAAACAAACGGGGCCACTTGGCCCCGCTTTGTTCTGATCTTTAAAAACTTCTGTGCGAACCATTTAAACGCAGCTTTGCGTATGGTCCGCAGCTGCTCTTTGACAGCCAACGTTCTGAGGGTGGCCATTAACCTTCAGGCAATTCCTGATGTTCTTGGGCTTCTTCAGCCAACTCACGCAGCAATTGGTCAACGTCCACTTCATCTGGCTGGCCGTCTTCACTGATACCATAAGCGCGCCGTTCTTCTTTCACGTAGTCAGAAAATGCAGCCATCAGCTGACGGCCTTCCCCGATCGATGCACCCAATGATTTAGGCCGCATATGGAATGCGCCGGTTTCTTTGTCTTCCACCGCAACCAATAAATCATTACTTTGCGTGTGCAGGTGGTTGTTCAAACTGTTGAGGGTGTTGCCCATCTTTTGTAAGAAGTGCTGATGCGCAGTGATGACGGCGACATTGATGGCTACGCGATCGGCTATCGCCTTTTCTTCATCATTCAGCGGCCTTGTGGTATCGACGCCAAGGGCGGCTTTTGTCACCGCGATATTGGTTAATCGCTTCACTTCGGCCGACAGGTCACGCTCCCAATTGCCTTTTTTAATCCACTTAATAAGCGTGGTGTAAGGAATGCTGAGCTTACGCGCCACATCGGCAACACTGAGCGTAGCCGGCATAGCCCGGTACGCGCAGTGGATAGCTTCCATCTGTTCCTTCGAATATTTCGCCATTACTTCTTAGTCAACTTCTCGATAACGTCCAAGTCTTTCCCCTGCAGTGACTGCAGAATGTCTTGCACTGTTTCTGTGGCCACAGCGTTGGTGGTCATGCTGGCCAGCTTTTGCAGACCCCAAACCACAACACGAGTGATAAAACGTTCAGCGACAATGCGCCAACCGACTTTGGCAATCATGGCCAATAAGATTTCTTTTAATAGCGTCAGCGCGATTGTAGGCATGACAGGGCTCCTGTGAGGTTGAGAGTAGGCAAATCTGCAGACACTTTGCTTAAGTAGTCTTCCGGAGTGCCTTTTGCGTTTTTTGCATAGCTGTTGTAGTGCTGCTTCCAGTACAGGGCGCGGCCCTGAACAGTTTCTGGAATTGGCGCAGTCACAGCGCAATAGCGCAGCCGGCAAAAGATCATCGACAGTAATGGGTTGTAGTCCAGGTCATCATGCGCAACGCGCTGAAGGTTAATGCCCAGGAACGCCATCAAGTCTTTCTCAATTTTGCTGCCTTTGAATTTCTCTTTGAGCCAGTCAAAAGTACCTAAATCGGTTTGGCATACACCACGGCCAGCACCATCTGGCGTGGGATCACGGTATTCACCAAGTCGGGTTTCAGCGCTGGCAGTTTCCAGCAGCTGGTAAAATGTTGCGATTGGCTTTGCGCCAGGGATAATTTCAGTTACAACACAGGCGGTATCAACCAGCTGCTGTTTGCTGACGATGCCATAAAAACGTGGCTTGATATTTTTCATGGCGTGATCCCCAGCTTGGAATTAATTTTGATGAGCACATCGTGCAACTGGCTCATGGAATGAAGATCGTGCTCAATGCGGTCCAGCTTGCCTTCGACGTTTTGAAATGAGACTTCAAGCGTTTCTTTGAGCCGTTCATAGGTCACATATTCTTTTGTGACATCGACATGCAGCTTGTGCACAAATTTCTTTGTGGTTTCAAGATCGTTCCCTAACGCATTAATCCGCGAAGAAATGCTGGCGAGGATCGCCAAAACAATCGTTACGAGAATTCCGCAAACGGTTAAGACGGCTTCCATCATTTTCTCCGGGCAATAAAAAAGGCCGATGCTGTTAAACATCGGCCCTGAGCGCTGTTGTACGACAAACTACTGTGCTATCGCCGTAAAGGACACTAACGACGATGGCTGAAAGATAGCAAAGCTCCGCCAAGCTTTGCAACTCATTTTGATATAAATAAAATCAAAATGATTAAATTATTTTTCTGACAAAGATGGAAAACATCCCAGCTGGCTTACCAATCAATGACTTATCAACTTTTACAAACCGGCCATCAACAACCTGAAAATCATTGGCGATCACTGTTGCTTCAGGTGGCAGTATCACCAGAATCGGTTGGCTGCCAGTCAGGTTTCTGAAAACCCGTTTTAGCATAAATATTTCGGCACTCGCATCAACCAATGACTGCGCCAGTGTCGTGGATGTTGCTGCAGCAGCTGCGCAACCGTTGCACCCCTTAGGGGCTGGAAGTTCTGCCTTTACCGGCGGCGGTGCAAACGACAACAACGACTTAACTACTTTTTTGATAATGTTCAAATTCGCTCCTGTATAAACTTTTTGGCACTTTGCAGATGCCGCTGATACGTCCTTAAGGACAGTTCCAACGCGACAGCCCGATCGAGCTGGCGATAACTGGCAAAGTGCCGGCTGTACTCAGCCCGGATTACTTTTGCCTGAACGGGTTGCTTTACAGCCAGGGTACACACGGCAGATTCGATATCTGATTCGATACACTCAGAAACATCAGGCGAGCGCGGACCAAAGTTGCCTCTGGTGCCGGCATTGAGAAAATGGGTCACTTGCTGCTTAGCTGGCATGAGCCGGCCGCTTTCAACCCAAGCCGCCCACTGATGTAAAAGCGTATCGAAGTTATCTGCCATCTTTTCTCCTGGCGCGGCCTGACTGTTTGTAGTGCACGAGGATCTGCGAAAATATTTCATCACAGGGCTGAAAGTTGCGATTGGGTTCGCTTCGGTCAGTGATCAGGTAATGTCCTGGCTTAATCGGAATGGTTCGGCTCATAGTGCCGTCACAGTGACAGATGTACGCATTGCGACTTTCGAGCCAAGCAAGCTCTGCAAGGGTTTTGATATTGCCAATGAGAACCCTTCGGGCGCGGACTTTGCCTGGATTAAACATCTGCCTTAAGCAGTTCAATCTCAGCTCGTCACTGACATCGGGGATCACTGAAAATACCCCGTAAACGTCCAGTAACTTGTGTAGCTGCAACAGGATAGACTGCTGAGCTTCGCGGCTTGCGCCAACCAATCCAATAATCAACAAATCAAATTGAGCCTGAATAAATCAAATTGCGCTTAAGTTAGCCGCGAACAGCCTTTTTTTCAACGTAAAATGTTAATTTTTACATTCAACGTGATATATTTTTAAATGCTGTCGTACAAAAACAACTGGGGCGAACAAAAAAATGAGTTCGATGCTGAACAACGACGAGTTGCGCTTGCATGCAACTAAAGTTTTTAATGAGTATTACGAAATTTACTGCCGAAGATATCTGTCTGATTTACCCAAGATCACAGACGATGTTTTTGCGCAGCATATTCACTACAAAACAGGCTTCGAAATTCAGCCAACAACATTGCGTCAGTATCGCAATGGTGCGCGTTTCAAGGTCCAGTTTTACATCATCATTTCCCAGCTGTTTCAAGTGCCTGTGGCTCATTTCCTAATGCCGGCCAATGAAGCGGCTTTAGACTTTGATAACCAGCTGAAAAACTTATATATCCCAATTAAGGATTTTCAGACCGGTGCTATCATCGCCATGCTGGAACCTGAGCGCGCTATGATGATTGGTGTATCGCAAAACACGAAAGGGTTGGTGATCACCAAGAGCAACTGCGAAAGCTCGGGGTACATTCCTGGACAAATTGCTCTGATAGACACCAGCATTAATCACGTCACCGCATCGGGTGATTACATCCGGATGTTAAAAGACAGCCCGACTGTGATCAGCTTCCAGTTGCCAAAGGCCACAGTATTGGATGACTCACTGCCGCCACTGGCCGGCAAGGTCATTGGCCGCATCGGATAAAACAAAGGGGCGTTAAGCCCCTTTTTCATACCTGAGTTTTATTACTCAACAAGACACCAGTCACTGGCCAGCATATCGGTTTGGCTGGCAAGCCAACCCATGAGAATTTCACCGGTTGCTGTTTTCATCGTGATACACGGCAACACCTTGGCGCTTCCGCCGTTTTGACGGGCGTACTCACTGTTATTTTCAGACCAGAAGTTTTCGAAGGCAATTTCACGAGTGCCAGCTGCTGCGTCACCGCCTGGATTACAAGACAACGATAACCACATACCTTTGCCATTCCAACCAGAACGGGCAACCTTTTTGCCTTCCTTAAGAGCTCTCAGCGCAAAGCCGAAGTCCAGATCTGATGTCTGCTTATAAGCGCGCTCGAACACATTTTTAGCCGACCAGCTGATATAACCCTCAAAATCAGGATGATTCGGCTTTTCACCATCGAGCCATTCAATCAGGCAACCGTCTTCACTCGGGTTTTCATCTTCTGGAACGGGCAAACCAAGCAACTGGTAGTATGCCTGCCGGTTCATAGCATACGTTTTAACAATCTTGGTCATGAAATACATACTGGTTGCACGCATAACTACCGCCCTACTCCTTCTTCAACCCTAACCCAATCACATGCCATGATGTCCACTCCATCCATGACCCAAGGCTTCGTTATATCGCCTGACTTAAACTGAAAAAATGGAATCTCGCTAAACCGGAAGCCTGCAACTACTTTTATTCCCCAGCCGTCAGGCCAAGATTGACGCTTCACACGATAACCAGAGCGCAATAATTCAAGCGCATCACCGAAGGTTAAACCTTCATTTCGTCTGTAGAAGTGTTCAAACTTATCTGGTTCGACAAATTCAAATTCTGTAATGGTTTTGTGCGGGTCAAAATCTTTGACTAAATATCCCCGAACAGCTGTATCGTTTTTCACAAAGCAAGTTTCGCTTGGGAATAAAGTTTTATACTCACGCTGACTAACTGGGCGCGCTTGAACTACTTTTGCAGCTCTGGTTATGTACAACTCATCAATTTCTTGCTTACTTACGCCTTCACTCATTGAATCACCTGATTGTTATGGTTGGCATTCAAGGCCTTTAAGGCCGCTATCGCGGCGTTTCTTTCATCTTTATTATCATTGGCAATCGCTCTAATAAGCGTTTGCGTGGTCTGTGCATATTCTTGCACTACTACATTCAGCAACATAAATTGGCGTGATAACGCATGTGAAATTTCCGCAGGTACGCCGAACTGAACGATATGAGCTGACTTCTCCTGCCACTCAATCACCTGTTCCTCAGTTTCACATTTTGCAGCCAGGGCGATATGCTCAATTAAGACTGCAATATGAGCGTTCAAACTTTCGATAACCATGTCTTTGTTGTGCTCTGGAATAACGTATTTCTCATTGGCCATGACCTAATTCTCCTAAGTTTGAGCGCTTCGCTTTGTTCGCTCTCTAGCCGTTACGCTTTTTTTTCAGCTGCATCTAAAATTTCTTCAAGTAATGCAGCCATATATCCCGGCGCTTTACATCCTAGTTTTTGTTGTATTTTTTCAGCTATTTCGTAGTCTTCTTTTAAAACCATCGCTCCATTCATATCTTTTAAAATAGTAAACCACTGACAGACACGTTGCAGTTCTCTCAGATTAAGCGCGCCAACAATAGTTGAAAAAATCTCAAGCCCTGGCTCAATTACAATCGTTTCTTCTGCTGACATCCCAAAGTTGCCATTTGGATTTTCATCACTGTGCAATCCTTTGCGATACTCATCAATCGCTTTGCAAATATAGGGGGCCATTTTGTTATCTCCACACTCACGCTTGGTGATTTGTAAAGTTACAATTCTGTCCCAATCCTTTTGTTGTGAAGTGTGGTTATTAATTTTGGTTTCTATTCGACGTGTTATGCGATGAGTAACCTTGGGCATAACACACAATTTGAAAGGGATGTATGCCAACAACAACGAATACATAGTTCGGCCGTGGTGCATTAATTCAGGCTCAGCAGTCGTTACTATTGCCAAATTTGACGTCATCAGTGAAATCAAGACATCAGGATCTGTTGCGTCTTCCAGCCAAGGAACTGCGATTGCGGTTGCACGATCATCAGAGTCTAATGTGTCGTCAGAAACAGCAAGTGCGTAGCCGTGTTCTGCTAACATCTTAGACATCAGCGAGTAAGTACCTAAGTAATTTCCACTATCTTTTTTACTGCTCAACATTAATATCCTTCATCTTCTCTGCATAAACCAATTCAGCCAGCGCCTTACCGTCATCAGACAAAGCGAACGCCAGCTGCAACGAACTGCTGCGATACTTGAGTAGCAGCTGACGATCAACCAACGTATGACAACTAGCCCTGAAGTTGGTTGGTGCTATCTTGTTGTCACGGCGCTTATTGATAATCGCCAGTATATCGACGCCTGGTATCGGCCCGGTCCTGCCCTTTTCACGTAACAGCTGCAGAACAAACAAAGTGTCGCGCTGAACGGCCGACAACCTGCCCTTATTCATGTTAGACATGATTAGCAGTTGCTTTCCTAGTCTTCGCCCTGCTATTACACAACTCGCTTCTGCATGCTGCTGGTTGTTCATTGGCACCCTTATTCATTTTTGACATGAATAGTTGAACCCATCAAAGGCATCAACTTTTTCATTTCACTGAGCTTTGCATGAAACTTTCGCTCGTAATCACAAAGCAAAGCATCAGCAACTTCAACCCATTTTTCGCCATGCTGTTCGACCAGTCTTGATGCCCAGTGAATAAAGACCGCTTGTTCGTACTCAGCATTTGCACGTACAGGTGCATATACTCCTGTCCGGATCAGCACTTGAGCAATTCTGGCACACGCGAAGTTAGGCCGGCCAAGCACTGATATTTGCTCTTTCGATAGTTCAATCATGCTTTTCCTCCGCTATTTCGCAAAGTTGTAGGATTCTAACTGGCGAGTAACTTCTGTTTGTTTCAATCAGCTTGCGTACTGCGGATTCAATATCTTTGAAGATATGCGCTTTGCTTACATCATCTGTCCAGTAATTAGCTTTGCCTTCTCCGGCACTCGATTCGTAATAAACCGTTTCTGGATTATCCAGCACCATCGCACCGCTGGCGTCTTTAACTACGTCATTATTTCCGTCAAACTTAAAATCACCAGAAGGTGCCGCCAGGACAAAGTGACCAGTCACAGGTTTTAAGGTCGTCATAATCTGCAATTTCCTGTAATGTAATGCTACTCTTTGATATCTATAAAAATATTCGCAGACATTGTTGATACATCACCTTTAACACTCTTAGCTATTACTGTGCCGGACATGGTTTTAACAGAACCGTTAACTGACCTACATCGAACTGCTGCAGTCATAGTTTTTACCGACCCGCAATCGCCTCGTACATTCACCATGTCAGCATGATCAACTGATAGAACCTGAACATTTCCAACAATGTGGATCGAGATATCTTTTGCGTCAGGTGTAACGTCCTGCCCGTCAACAATTAATTTCCCGCCCGATACACTGACATTTCTGCCGCCAGTAATAGTGACACCGTTAATTCGGATCGAATTTGTCATGTCTTTTTTATCCTATTTCGCGTGATAGCAATGTAATTTCAAACCACTGCGCAGCCTTGCGCCAGTCATAGTTGTTTGCCAGCCGCAACGGCACACAACTTTGTAAATTGCCTTTCTGTGCTCATTGGTGCCCAAATCATCCATAACGATATATGAACCGAACCGCTCGCCTCGCTCTAACTTCTTCCGGCTTTTAGAACCAAGCTCTTTAGCAAGCTCAGTCCTGAGACAGCCGCAAGATGTTCTGAGCTTTCGCCTTAAATGACTTGCGGCTGCTTCGGTCTTAGCGCCGCACTGGCACAAGCATTGATACATAACGTGAGTGCCGTTCTCAGCGCCACGAGACATACCGATGACGGTCAATCGTCCAAACACTTCCCCTTCACAAACCGGAATGTGCCTACTCATGACACGTAACTTAAATCTTTGTCTTCCTGGTACTGGGCATTAATGCTCATATCACCCGCCTAAAGTTGTGTGTTATCTACCAACTTTGATAACTCTTTGCGCTCAATTTGCTTCAGTTCTTCGTAGAGCCTGGCAATTTTATTGAGCCGCTTAAACGCCTTGCACAAGTTGCCAGCGTCTACGCCGTTAAGAACAGCAGCTGATTCGCGGGTGAAACCACGAACCACATGGTCAAACAAGGCCTGCTTCATCGCGGCTTCGTTCCTCGTGAACTCCATTAGCTTATTCAGCTTCTCAGCTGACACTGTTCCACGGCATAGATAGTTCATCGCTGCATCACCTGGTACTCTTTGATCAACCGGTTCAGCTCACTTCTGACCTGCTCACGCATTGAGTCTGGCAACTTCTCCAGCGCCTCAACAACCTGTTCACGGGTCATCTGACCGATGCGGCGCTTATTAAATAATTCTTTTGCACGTAAGTTTGCTCGATACAGCTGCGCCTGCCTTGCCTTTTGCCCTACCAAAGATGATCGGCTGAACTGGCGACTGCTGTACGTCATTGTTTATTGTTACCTCTGTAGTGATTAACCAGACGCTGGCTGTCATCGCGCTTGCGTGTGTACACTTTCAAAATTGTGTAAAGACACATGGCCAATAGACAAACCAGCAACAGCCAGCCAACGGTTTTGCCAAAATGGCCAATCACCCAGTCCGCGGTAAAAGCAATGTAAGAACCAGCAGCCAGGATCCAGAACATCCAGCTTTTTAACGTCAAGGCACTGCCGGCTACGGCACTTCGCCACCACAACTTTATTCCCATGCTCACCTTCCATCGTTCGCCAGGCATTCGCCCTGGCGCAGCCACAAAAAGCCGGGATTGCTGAAAACAGCATCATGCCAACAAAATCCGGCCAGTTTTTAGCAGTTGGGTAATCTATCCGTTTCTAACCCTTTTGCTTACCCTTACATATGTTCCACGGAAAAAACCAAACAACGCCAAGCACTTATCACAACATTTCAGCGTTTTGGTATCGCTCAATAATTGTGCAAGCTACTACGTGTTTTTCCTGAACTACCGGAAAGGGTTCGCAAGGGTTTTGGATAGCACCAAACAAAATCAAAAACTCTTTACTTGAGTATTTGCAGGATATTAGCGGATCAATTTGATTTGTAAAAGCTCAAAAGGATCCGAAACAAAATAAATCTAACAAGGATCAAACATTTTCGAGGAATGAAAAATGCGGATTTTTGGCATAAAAAAACCCGCCGAAGCGGGATTTTTAAGATGTCTTAACGTCGGTCTGGTGAGATGTAAGTTAGTTTCCAATCATCGTCGTGCTCGATTGGCTTTTCAAGCCGATAGAATGTAACTGTCCTTTTCATTAGATTTTGTCTGTAGTTAAATTCAAAACCTGAGCCAATGATATTTTCCAGCACTCTGTCCGCAGGAGTGAAAAAGACTCCGTTATATTGGTATCCAGGTATCGCTAACAACAATCCTCTCTCAGAAACCTCAATACACTCGCCTGGCTTTAACGATGACACCATTTTTATAACTTCTTTTGCTTCAGGTTTCATCGTGTTTACGGCCAAATTTTGTCTTTGAGCTTACTAACAACACGGTCCAAAAGGTCCAGCTCATTATCATTCAATCTGCGAACGCCATAGTCATGCGCTTTCAGCAACACGCATTCTTCATCTTGACTGAGTTCAACAGTTCTTTCTTTTCCGACCGCAAGGCCTTTGTAATATTCCAGTGATTTTTGCATTCCTGCAGTCTCCAATATGTTTTCTATGCTTTCTATCCTGTTAATAACAGGAATAATCATAGCGTTTTCAACGCTGATATCAGCAATGCCTTTCTCGGTCCGGCATCGATAGTAATTGCCGTAAAAGTTTGACCATTCCTCAACCAGCTCCAACTTTTCACCAACTTTAAAAGACTGCACTGTTAGTCCTGGGCGCGGATATTTTGTAATCTCGTGCTTGTCGCGTTCACACTCACAGTCTTGAGTTATAACAATTTGCGTCATTTTAATTATTCCGCTTGATTAATAAGGCAACGTCACCATGCCATCATCTAAATCCGATTGCTCAGTTTCTGCTGGCGCTTCACAGCTTAAACAGTGGTGGCAAACTCTCATGCCAGTCGGCTTATCTTCGCCACAGCTGGGGCACGTTTCTAAATCTGCGTCCATGACCTACTCCCATTTATCCCGCAACTGCTTCATGATGTCGCCATCAAAACCTTCGTCATTCATCCAGCGCGACGGCCACAGCTCATGCGCAACACAACCAGCTATCGCAACCTCTGCATGCGCGCGGTTTTCAGAATCGAATTTGTAGATATTTTGCATATTAAATGGCGAACCATACTCCATTGACAACAGCAGTCGCGCCGCTGTCTCTGCACCACCGCCGGAATGCTCAATCGCTTGAGTAGCCAAATGATACGCAGACTGACCGCGCGTGCTGGAAGATAAGACAGCCTGGTATTTTGCCGCTTCTCTTTTTGCGTATTCTTCATAAGTCATAAAATGCTCCGCATCTAAAAGAATTTCAAAAGTAATTCAAACGTATTTCAAGTTGCCAGCTTTTCGGCAATTTCGGCTAATCGTTTATCAATGGCCGCTGACTGCTCGATTAAGTGGTCACGCTCTTTGTTCAAGCCAGCAACACACTGGCAGTAAACAAAAAAATCAGCTTCAACGGCACTGGTTAACCAGCCTGTATCATCACAATTGCTGCATTTCATCATCATCCTCCACCGGCGAGTCAACCACTGGACCTTTGCGCCAGAACGCTTTCGCGAAGTAGATGATGCAAAGCCTTTGCGGCAAGCTATAGCTATTTAATTGATCAATAAACGCAATAGCATCGGCCTTAGCCCCTAAAAACTCGGCTACTTGTGCATCGCACTGATAGCCTTCGCTGACATGCCAGGCTAAAAGCCTCGCTTCTTCTTTCGGATCAGGATGCGGCATATAGCCGTTGTAGCAGCAGTACAGTGCACTCCATTGATTTGCAGATAGATCCGGCGTTAGCTCATTCACGATGATTGATACATGCTCTGCCATCGCATTGATTGATCCTGACCAGTTCATACCTTCACCGGCCACGTCCGAAAATGGTCGCAGCGCTTCGATAGTTGGGTCCGTTAAGCGTACTGATTTTTTAATTGCCATGATTAAATCCTTATTAAAAAGCCGCCCGAAGGCGGCGTGCTGGTTGTTATTCTGCGGCCGCAAATTCGCGGAGCTCGGGCAACCACTGACTATCGTCACAGGTGCCATGCTCGATAAGATGCTGTGCAACATTGGCAGGAATATCTTTCCCTCTGTACAGAAGGTCAGCCCAAATATCTCGCAAGTCGCTCAGCATGGAGTCAAGATTCGGAGTTTCGCGAAAGTAATAGCCATTCTGGCCATCTGAATCAATCACGCCTTGCGCAAACTGTTCAAGCGTCTGGCCATCTTCAGGGAATGGCTTATCTTCAATCCATTCAGCCAAATCAATCATGCCGCCTTCTAGTTCACACATGAAAGCATAGGTTTGGTGGATGTTGGCGATACTCTCTTGGGCTTCTTCGCTGAACTTGCCAACCCAATTGCTGCCGTTCCAGTGAGATTCTGAGCCGTCCAAAATTGCTTGAAACAAATCTTTATTGTCATTGATGATTTTTTCAATCTGATCAGCTGTTGTGTGCGGATTGATTGCAAAGCGAACGATTAGCGAATGCCAAACAGCGCTAGGGACCGCGTTGCCAATCAGGCCGCTGTAATCCGCAATTAACGAGCCATCACGGATGTCTAATTCAAGATAAGCTGGTTGTGGTTCGTGTTGACCACCATATTGAGCGTACACAGGAAAGCGTTTTGCAGTGGATGCGTCGAACAGGATATTTAAAGTAGCCATATATTTTTCCTTAACTTTCGCCCTGCCGGATTGGCGAGTTTCTTAGCTGTGTTTACCGAACACAAAACAAGCATATCGCACCCATGCCGCACCGTCAACGCTCAACAGAAAAAGAAATACAAATGAATTTCAAAAGAAATACAAAAACAGATTGACGCAACTGTTTTATATCGTTAATTTAAAAAAGCTGCACAGCGCAGCATTCTGAAATAGTTGGCTTCTTAGCACAGCACACAGGAAAAAAACATGAACACATTTAAACCAGTAACACATCGCGGTATCACGTATTTTGCACAGCACACAGCTACTGGCTGGACAGTGCAAACAGCACAAAAAATGGCATCAGGTAAAGTGGTCAGGGGCGCAATTCGCAGATACAAATCGCTTGCCCTGATGATATGCGTCATTCCTGCATTTCGAACCAATGCACTGGTTCGCCAAGAAGCGGGGCAGGTCCATTGAAGCGGCTTCTCCATAAATCATATCTTTTCGGCTACAAGGGCAAAACGCCGCCGAAGTGGCTACGTCGCTTGGTCGCAAAAACCATGCTGCACAGCGCCTGGCTAAATGGCAAGTTGGGGATATACACGGAAAGTGGCAGAAAGTACCATACCGCCACTGGCCATGCTGAACCCGAGCGCGCTCATGACGAAACGAATATCGATCTACTTGTCTACTGAAAACGAACAAGCCTTGGCAAACCGGTTTTCCGAGCCAGAAATCAATTACACCAGGGCGGTTAATGCCGCCTTGGCAGAATGGCGCGAAAGTGCGCCACAAGGAACAAAACATGAAAAAGCAAAAGACTCAGATCAACAACAGCAGAATCGCCCTGGGCAACTGGCTGCGGGAACAGCGGCAGGCGAAAGGCCTCACAATGAGAAATGTAGCTGAGCTGATGGAAGTACCGCACAGCTTAATTGGCAAAATAGAGTGCAATCAGCGCCGGCTCGATGTCGGCGAATTGATTGCATATAGCGACATATTAGGAGTTAAAGCCGCTGACGCGCTGGCAGCAGCGGCAGTTGCTAGATAGACTGGCCTTCACAGCGCTTTATTGCCGCCGCTAACACAGAGTTAAAAACCATAGCCGGCGCACCCAGCGTTGCATAATCTAAACCGCGATACATACTCTGCAGCTGAGTATTCACTTCAGCTGCAGTTAAATCCTGCAGACATCCCGCATGTGGGATCGATAAGAACTGATTCATCAGCGCTTGGTCTTCATCTGTCCTGGCAAAAAACTTAATTGCATGCAAATTAGACTCAATGATCAAATCACAGGTCACTTTATCTTTTTTGCATGTCTCCATCAAAAAGACGGCCTGTGCCAACTCACGTTCGCCAGCTGACCAAGCATGGCACGAGAAACACATCAATACTGCGAACAACACTCTTAACACTTCACACTCTCCAGAAACAATACCAGGTGCATTTTCTGCTCCGGGGTGATATCACTTTTTTCGATAGAGTCCATATTTAGAGGACTCCACTTTTCATACGTTCTCATATCGACGTCAGAAAAAGCTCTGAAATACCAGGCGTTTTGAAAACATCCAATCTGAAGGCACTTTTCTAAATCTGGTGGATACACCGAGTATTCAGCAGATATAGGGCCAATGTTACAACAGGCAATACTAGATCCCACTCGATAAAAACCCGACTGCTGAATCGAAGAAAGCTCAGAGACAACAGGCAAAATCACATCATGCATCATCGGCGGGGTTCTCCGCATACAGCCTCCATTAAACCTAAATTACACAGCTTTTCATGCCATTTCTGTAACGACTCACGACACGAGTCCAGCAGCAGCGACTGAATGTATGTCAGTGATAATACTCCAGCTTTATGATTAAGCAGTAACTCGCCTACGAAAAAATCAATTTTGTTTTCCTGGAACCACACCCGCGCTAGCTTACGCAAATCATGCGCAGAGCCTTTGCCAAGGCTTTGACTGACAAGATCGCTGGCATAGGATGAATTACATGATTTCTTAGGGTTGCGCTTTGCCGGAAACAGCCAGTTACCACGATGGCCGGCTTTACGTTGTGTCCGTTTGTGATACCGCAGCATATCCAGGGCAATACCTGTCAGCGGCAATATATGGCCCTGCGCGTTTTTGGTCTGCTCAGGCGCTAAGCGCAGCATTTTATTATCAACGTCGATATTTTCAGACCAGTTTAAACCGGCCACTTCATCGACTCTGAGCGCATGCAAAAGGATCATGCCTATCATCACACGTAGCCTGGGCTGTCGCTCTTTACCAATAGCACTAATCACAGCTTTTAAATGGCCGGCGTGGTACGCGGCTTTTTTCGGTTTAACTACTGCAGTGGTGAAGTTTTTCAGCCGCAATCCGTCCAGGGGATTATGCTCAATCATTTTACTACGATGCGCGGCCGCGAAAATTTGCTGCAATGTGCGACAGGCAAGATCAATATAGCTCAGAGCGTATTTTTTGTTGGCCATCACATCAACCAGTTTATTTTTGATGACCGGATGCGATAAATCGCACAAATTACAATCACCCAGCTTAGGCATAAAATGCTGCGCGATAAGACTTTTAACATTGCGATTACGGCTATCACTGAAGTGATCGGTCAGCATATCCGACTGATACCAGGACAACACATTTGCCACAGTTTTCATCTGGCCGAATTGAGATTTTTTTGCTGTGTCCTGGAATCGTTGGCCGTATGCGGCGTCCGCTAACATCTGTCTGGCAACACTTTTCAGAACTGGCACTGGCACATCAGGCCAGACGCCGATTTTTATCCACGCCGGCGAGGCCTCACCGCTGACACGTTTTACAAAAAACGCTGAGCCCCGATTCTTTTTTTTGTTTGGAACAAAAATTATTGGCAGCTGCTCATCTCTAAACCGGACACCGCCGGACAGCAACATCGGCATGCTTTTTTCAGAAAGCTTAATTTTGTCCAAAACCCCACCTAAAACATATACATAAGCTTTTAATGTATTTCATTTGAAATACCAAAGAAATACCCATTTGACACTAAACCGCTGACGCGTATAATCCAAAGAAATACGATAGTATTTCATTTGAAATACAAATGTATTTTCACTGTAATTCATTTACTCATTTAAAGGATCATTACCATGCAGATTATGGCAGTAATCAACCGCAAGGGTGGAGTGGGGAAGACCACCATATCGGCGAACATAGCCGCAGAAATAGCCTTCAGCGGCAAAAGAGTTTTATACATAGACATCGACCCGCAAGCCAACGGCACGTATTTAATCAGTGCCGGCCAATCTGAGTTTGATGTTAGCATAGCCGACCTGCTAGACAATCCAAAAACCAGCATTCACAGCGCAATAAAAAAAAGCCCATATGGGCTTGATTACATACCTAGTGTCAAAACGCTATCGCGAGTCTTTGAAAGCATTGTCGGCCGCTTTGGCCGAGAAATGATCTTAAAAAAATACCTGGAAAAAGTTGATGGCTATGATTATGTCGTCATCGACTGCCCACCAGATTCAGGCCTGGGCACACTCAATGCAATTGTGGCCGCAGGTGCATTTATCATTCCAGTGGACGGCGGCAGTTTCGCCCTGAATGGCCTAAGCGACTTACTGGAGCTGCTGGCTGAAGTCAAAGAGAATCTAGGGAAAAAGTATCAGTACATGATCATAAGAAATGAATACAGGCCAACAACCACGATCATGAATAGTTTCCTGGACAATCAATTAGCCAGCCAGGGCAGTCATGTTCTAAAAACGATGATAAGACACTCAGCGTCTCTCGAACAGGCAGTTGCAATGTGCATGCCTGTCCGTAGCTACAAACCAGGCTCTGTTGCAACACAGGACATTAAAGACGTTACGAAAGAAGTGATCGGGAGATTAAATTGAAAAACTTTCAGCCGAAACAAACCAAGATAGGGGCAGCGGCGGCACCAGAGACGGCGACTGCAAAAACAGCTGCAGCAGAAAAAATGACAATGATGGGTTCAAAAACCAACATTGCGGAAAACATAAAGAGTATCCGGCTGACAGATGACGAACTGGCGCTATTGAACAACTGGATAGCGGAGCTACAGCAGCGGACCAACAAAAAGCTTAGCGCTTCAAAGTTGATCCGGGGGCTATTGCATATGCAGGATGGCATCAATCCGAATAAACTGATCGATGCAATTCACAAGAATACTTAGCGGCTAACCACTAACGATGCGGCGCAGCAGACGCCGCATTCCTGAGAACATCGGCTGGTAATGGTCATCAAACGACTGCTCCAGCAAAACTATTTGACAGTCAAGATAATCAATATCAGCCTGCATTTCAGCAGAAACACCAGCGATGATACTAGCTGCAGGTATGCTTTTTATAATACTGGCGAACTGTTCTGTTGTCGGTTCAGCCGGATGGTCTGACGACAGAATATTTTTTAAATCCGGTAGTAAAATCCCCGACCGGTTGGCGATCACGGCTAAGTCGCAGTGGCCTGTTAGTAAAGTCTCGATTAATATGCCCTTCAACATCCCAATTTTATCCTTCTGGCATCATACTTTTAGCAAAAACCGATTTTTACAGCCGGCAATAATTAAAGCTAAGAGCAACAACAATTCCAACGATAAGCCTACACAATGAACAGCCAAAGCTAAATCCCACAATGCTAGCCGATAAATACCAAGCATTTCATAGACTGCGCCAGCTTCGAAAGCGCCAGCGTAGAACATAAAATAGTGGCAAACAACAAGACTATGCGAAACAACAAACGCATAGCAAACCCGGCGTATAGCCAATTCAGCCATGTAAAATTTAACCGGGTATACCGCAGGAAGCACAACTTCCACTAAAGGCCCGAACACAGGTATTCGGGCAAATACCCCACCAATTTTTAGGCTAACTATCGGCCTGAAAATAATGAGGCTTCTTATTAAGAAAACGTGAATTACTATCTGAACTACATGGAATGTAACACCAGGCATTTCGAAGATAGGCATAACAATTAAAACCATAAATTTAGCAAAAGACGTATACGCCCCTAAAATAAAGAGGGTCCAGCGAACATTAGCGTCTTTGCATACAACAAAGCTCAAAAACAAAAAGGGCCAATAAATCCAATCAAACACTGACCCTATTAAATCCCGATATTCTTCTAACATCAGTAATTCCTTTACTGCAATGTGGAACTACTTACGGTCTTCCTGGAGGTGAAGGCCAGTCTCCCGGATTGTCTGTCATAGCTTCAGACATTGCCCGAGCTTGGGGACTAATACTAACAGTATCCGCGCCTGTTGTGGGTACTGCTGTTGCTGTTTCGTCTTTTTTTTCTGCTGGCTTAACAGAAGCAATAGCAGTGCTATTGACCGCTGCTGAAACGACTTTATCTGAAACGTTCATCCTCTCTCTCCTTGGTACGCTTATAAAATCAGATTATTTTACATAAAAAACCTGATGTAATTTTGATAAAAACCATTCTCAACAAGAAATGGCGCGCAACCGAATGTTTTTTAAACTAAAAAGTTAAGTTTATTCAAGTAGTTGCGTTTAGAGTGTACTAAAAACGCAACTACCCAACAAGCGGAAAATGTTCTATTTTTGGTTGCTTTTAGCGCTGAAAAACAACCCAAGACGCAACTATGCAAATAAACATTGCTTACATCCGGATATCTGATCCGCACAAACAAGATCCGGCGACACAACGGCAACGAATTTCCGACTATGCAATCGCCAACAACATCATCATCACCAGGTGGGTGGAAAGCGACTTGTCTGGGAGTAAAACAACCAAAAGCGCCAGGGGCATCACGGAAATGCTCGGCGTACTCAAGGAAGGCGACAATCTAATCATCAGTGATATCGATCGGCTTGGCCGCGACTCGATATCAGACATCATTGAAACCGTTACCCGCCTAATCAACAACGGCATCACTTTGCACTTGGCGTATGGCAACCAGCAAATCTGTCCTGCTGACAAAAATGACCTGGCAAAGATTTTTATCACTATCGGAGACGCCTATGCTGCAGTTCGATTTGCAAAGGAACGGTCACAAAAAGCAAAAGCGGCGGCGGAACGCCGATTGACTGCAGGGCTTTTAAACGGACGCCGCCCTGGCGCCATTGTTGTGAGCAAACTAGATCAGCACGAAAAAACCATTGTGCTGATGCGCTCAGAAGGTGCCAGTGAATACGCTATTTCAGAGGCCTTAGCTGTAGACCGCCTAACTCTACGGCGCTGGCAAAAACGCCGGTCGGAGCTGATCGACAAAGCGAAAGAAATAAGCATATGGCAACCCGGCATGACAATTAGCGACATAAAAGAACGATTGAAAAAGCAGCGGTAATTTTTACGATAGAACAAAAAGCGCTTTACACGCGCTTTTTTTTCACCATAATGCAAATCAATTTGATACAAATTAGCTCAAATTGATTTTTGCAGGGTAATTATGGAAATAACTTTAGGCCAGCTCTTACAGGCGGCGCGAAAAACAAGAGGCATGTCACTCATGACTGCTGCGAAGGAATCCGGCTTATCGTATGCCTGGATTTCTCAGATCGAAAAGGGGGCAGAGCCGCGCCTGGCTGACTTTTTAAACCTGTGCAGTGCACTTGGCACTGACTTTTACAAACTGATCCAGCTGGCCAAGCACGGAAAAGCGGTGCCTGGCTTTGGCAATGTTCACCACAAAAATGAAAAGTTAAACACCCTGCCACTTGATATGGCCAACACAGTTTGGCAGTCGGCAGACTCTTTGCCGGAATGCTCAACTGACACCTTTTACTTAGGCACGATCGTTGTGAATAAGAAAAGCCCCGTTCAGGTGCAGCTGGTTCTGACATCAAATCCGGAAGCAATGGTCGATGAGTGCTGAATATGTCGCCGTCGAATATTGCCTCCAGTCCGGTCTGGTCATATCCGGGTCAATACAACCGCTTGGCCATCATGCAAATGACACTAGCGCAGTGCTGGCAGCCACTAAGGCGCTGGACGCATTAATTCTAAATGCCAACTACATCGGTCGTGAAAACCGGCGCTGGATGGTGTTTAACCATGACGAATACACAAAATTACTAATTGAAATAGGGAGTACACAAAATGCTGAGTGAATTAGCGGAAACTATTTTGTTGGCACTGGAGAACAACAAAGATCCAATGACAAGCGACGAACTGACCAACGGGATGGGCTGCAGCAAATCTGAAGTGGTGCTGGCCATTACTGAACTTAAATCAATCGAGGCAGTAGTCAGTGGCCCAACGGGCTATAAATTGTCTGAACCAACTGAAGATAGCGACGAAAAAAAACCAACTGCACCGGATGGTTCGCCCTTTAAGCGGGTGATTTATGTGTTGGCCACAATGAAAAAACGGGCCTTTATTAAAGGCCTGGCAAAAGCAGCTGGCTGCATGGAAGTGCAAACCAGATCCATAGTGCAACAATTATTAACCTCAGGCGTCATCGATATGCGCTCGCCTGGAACTCACTACCTGACAAAATCCGGAATTGATTTTGTGAAGCAAAACTATCCAGACATTCTGGTACCGGAATATGTAGTTTTCAACGCCGAGAATCCGCCGGCAAACTTCACTATTAAATCCAATTCCAAAATGCGGGAAAAGATACCACCGGAGCTTCCGGAAAAGCTGTCAGCGCTCTCCAGGGTGCTTCCTTTGGCATCATCAGAAGACAGAAAGCAATTATCTGAATTATCGACGTGGTTACAATCTTAAGGTCAAATATGAATATTTTAGATTTTCACGCCAGCGATTTGCTGGAAGGTTTCCTAGTCAAATATAACGACTTAGTGGCGGAGCTGAATACAGCACAGCAAGAACTGACACTTGTGTCTGAGATTGCTCAAAAAGCAGATCAAGCCATTACAGCTGCAGGGCTGTTGGATAGTCAGGTTACTGAGCTTACCAAAATCAATAAACAGTTAGACACTCTGCTGAACGCCAGGACAGCAGAGCTGAAAAAAGCTAACGAACTGTCAGCAATGCTCCGGGTCGAAATCAACACCTTAAAATCTGCCGGTATCGAACGGCTGAAAGAACAAAACAAGCGTCTTAAGTCTACTAATGAAGACTTGACCGCAAAAAATGGACGTATTCTCAAAGAAAAAGAGGAAGTAAGTAGAAAATTGAATGCTGTGCTAAAGGAATGCAGGCAACTCGAAACAGAAAATCTGCAACTGGGTCGCGAATTGTCGCACAACCAAGGCACCGGGATCTGGCACAAAGGGGAGCACCACCTGATCGTGTGGCCACAAATTGTGGCGACTCAAGATCCAGGCGGTAAGGTACACAAAAGCCGGCCTTTACTTTACATGCACACTTCTGGCCGTGGCGGCCTGATCACCTATGATCCAATCAATGGCGCGACACTTAGTGCAGCACCGAAAGGAGGTTTAAAGCCTTCTGCTGACGCCCTGGAGCATGCTGCTACTTGGCTCTACAAGGTGAACGAACTGCAAAAAGGCGCGGTCACACCAGAGGATATGGCCTGTGTTAACTTCAATGGTGGTGAATAATGCTTATTGTGTTAAGCGCCCTGGCATGGCTGGTGGTGATTTTTCTTTTCGCGTGGTTTGTCCATCAGGCATTAAAACGATAATGCCAAGCCGTTCGCAATCCCGCGCAAGCGGGATGCAGTGAGCGTAGCGAACGGGCACGCTTTTTGCTTTTTCTTTCCTGCTGAACCCGCCCCTCCGGGGCGGCTTAGTGCGGTGCCAGTTGTATCAATTAAAATTTTTATCATCTCCCCTTAGCATCATAAATTTGTAGCACTGCCTACAGCTGTCGATTTATATAGTTGTTGCTCAGTTAACCAATCTAATTACGTCCTTAGGCAGCTGCTTTAGCAGCTTGCATAACCCAGTCCAGCCGCAGGCTGACATTATGCTTTTGATTTTTCAAAAACCAATCAGCATATATCGGTTGGCAGCTGCCTTGGCAGCTTGCATAATCGCCCAGCCGGAGGCTGACATTACTAGCCAAAGGCGCGACTGAAATAACAATTATTTTTTTTAGATATGGTTATAGCGTAGCTAGAGCGATGTGCGGGTAATTCTACCGTTAGGATAAATAACTCTAAATCGACGTTTGCGGTTAATGGTATTTAGCACAAAGAAAGCCCTGATCACGCTACCCTGAGATCCCTGCCTGGCATAGCTCCCTAAATTGCGCACAAATTTACTCACAGAAAACACGAATTTTATACACAGGGGAAGTGTTGCAGAAAAACTTAACGGTTGAAAAATGAGCAACATTTATCAGCGGGAACGACAAAAGCCCGAATCAACGGGCGTTTCAAAAACACTATGGTTAATGTGGTGGGCGCTTTTCCTTCTTGCCGCTTTCACTCACGCCTAGGCGGTGCAGAATGCTCCAGGCGTCAATATGCAACTGTCGAGGGGAATGTAAATAGAGATCACCATTGGCCAGCAATAGCTGTTTGCCAACATAATGCAGGCGTTCATCAACAGTCGTCAAACCGGCAAGGTAGGCTCGTTTTTTCTGCGCCCTGGCAGCATTTTTACGCCGCTCGTATGCTCGGTCCCAGGCCCATTTTTTACGCAAGGCTCGGGCTGCATTCAGCCGCATCGGTTGGCCAGATTGGATGTCTAAAATCTCTGCCAGTTTTTCCTGGTGGAGTTGATGAAGTCGCTCTATGAGCGACTCATTCGCGCCTCCCGCCTCAAAAAACTTATCCGTTACAAACACCATAGACGGAAAGCAGATGCCATGGCTAGAGTTGTACTGCGGTTTATATTCGTTAGTATCATAAGGCTGTAAAAGCCCAGCTGGCACAAAAACGCGCTTGATTATCCTGGTCATCCGGCTGTTGTTTACATCGAGCTCTGTCGCCAATTGTTCAAAACACTTTGTGGGCATCAGTGTTGCCATATCGAGGCAATCAAAAATAGCTAACCACACCTGATCGATCAGCTTTTTGCTGACGTCTCTGAAATCTCGCTTTCGGTTCATCAGCTTGAAAGACTCAAGGATCACGAGGCTACTGTGGATCTTCTTCTTGGCTGCGATTCTAGCCAAAGCCCCCATCGCGCCAGGGAGTTTTTTATACGAGGATTTTCTGACGTGTTTCGGATTAGGATTGTGGCACTCAGTAGAGTGGTTGCCTCTGCGCCGGCGCGTCCGAGGTTTAACGCCGTCAGGCGCTTGGACATCAATATTATTTATCATTTTATCAACTCAGTTGTTGACAGCAAATAAAAAGCCGTTACACTGAATCTTGCCCGCTCAAAGGCTTTATTGATTCAGTATAATTCCTGAAGAACCACATCCTGCCAGATGTGGTTTTTTGCTTTTAGTACCTGTCAGATTTTATTTCATTTTGGTTTTAAGCTCGTTTTTGGCTATTTTTTGGCTCAAAATGAAACTTTACAAATCATTTTGAGCCCATTCTACACAGACAGCATATCATTGCAAACATTTATACTAGATCAAAGGCTGGATCGCAACGATCCACGTCCTGTGGATCGCTTTGAAATGCGTTATTCCGCTAAATGCTGCAGTTTTTTCGACAAAATGACACCATTCACAGCCCTATCACTCAAAGCCGCCCTCTGTTTGAGGCTTTTAATCCGGTGTGCGGCCGTAATCTTCATTGTGGGCTGCGCCAGGTTAAACGCCTCGATGTCATCCAGTGTTTGTGCCACCAATAAATCGTCATCATTGCGTCTGGCCAGGGCGTAGCGATTTAGCAGCAACTTCCGGCGGTCCTGGATCCGCCGTGCACTGGTTGCCAACGCATTGTTCTGGCCGTATTGCTCCGACACCTCTATCGGCGTAAAACCATTGGCCTGAAGTGCAATCTGCCACACCGATAGCTCGTCCAGAATTGGATCGCCGCGCTTAGTCTGCACGCCATCAGTCGCATAACGGACCGATTTAAACCAATCCCGCGCAAATTTTGGCACTGCAGACTCCCAGGCGCGCCCTGTGTGGCCCTCACGGGCTAATTGAGTGGCTTTACCCCAGCCGGCTAAAATGCCGTACATAGGGCCAAGTGCCTGCTCAGCGTAATACTGTACTGCGGCCTCCCCCTCAAGATCAGCTTCAGCATCGCGGAACCACAGGTTATTCATGCCGATCCGATTGGTTAGGTCCGCGCCAGTCACATTGCCAGGCAAACCAGACATAATGACACTGGCGCCCGTTTCCCCAATGGCTTCAGCCAGCGCTTCGCGCACAGCCGCATCAAAATCAAACGGTTCGTCTTCATCATCCAACATGGTGTTGAAGATCCCCGCAATAACACTGTAAAGCGGCAGTCCTGCAGCACCAGCGAAAAACAGCGTCATCCCCAACATGCCGGCAAGTTGCTTTTGAGCAATCTTCTTATCTTCCCCACGCCCCCAAAAGCTTTGCTGGAAGTCACGGATTAACCGGTAGGTCATATTGACACTGTGCTGACGGAACAGCAGCAGAACGCGAGCCATATCGCCTTGCATGAAGCGTGGCCGGTTGCTGTTGGCATAATCAAAATGGCTGAGCTTGGTTAGCTCTATGGCTTCAGCAATCGCCTCTCGATGCGCTTTACTGTCGCCATATTGCTCACCGGCATACAACTTAGATAACTTGTTGTAAGCCAGTTTATAACTAGCCATAGCCGTGACTTCACGGTTAAAACGCTCCGCGTGGTGGAACATGAAGCCAGCGACTTGCATCACTTTGTGATATCTGGGCGAATACGCCACGCCACCATCGGCAATACCGGTCATATCATGCGCCATGGTTTTATCGATAATGCCGCTTTCTTCCAGCTCCCGGAATGCTGAAAGTTCACGGCCGTTCAAAGTTTTATCGACGTTACCTTTGCCTTTGATAAAAGCCTTACTCATTTCAGCCAGCATTTTGCCAGCCTCTTTGTAAGTATATCGAGCCCCCAACACTGGCAAACCGACCATTGCCGTCTGCGTTATATTCACCAGCGCCGCTGCTGGCGTGGTTCCCAAGTACCAGAAAAAGCCAAAGCCTGTCAGCTTATTGGCCCACTCTGAGCCTTTAGGGTTTAGGATCCATTCGTTACGCTGCGTCAGCTCGTTGACAACTTGTGTTGCCCTGACCTTATCGTCAGCATTGGTTATAGTCCGGACTTCATCTTCCATAGCAAGCAGATGTGATTGCATATGATGTGTATTGCTTACCTTAGCAATCTGATAGGCCGTATGAAATTGGTTATGCGCAAAAGCGCGCAGCGCATCCTGGTCATAACCACTGACACCTTTGCGGTGGATCATGTGCTTTCTGACACTTAAGTCTGGCGAGTGCTCTAAAAAGAGCTGATATAAATCATCCTGGATCTTACTGTTCTGGCTAAAGACAGGACTGAATTTCAGCAATAAGTCTTTCATAAAGCCGGCACTGACACCACTCATCATTGATGAGTATTCAAATTGATAACCACCTTCAACAACTACACCGGCCCCGCGCTGTTCTTCCATCCATTGTTGCATTTGCGCGTTGGTTTCAAACATGCTGAAAGCATGCAACTCACCCGTTTCGCGATCTTTGGCCACAGCTTTGTATTTACCGAATCGCTGCAGTGGAAAGTAAATACCGTTGAGCTCGTTCAGCTCAAATTCTTCGCGCATCATGCTAATTTGCGCGGCAGCCACACGTTTATCAGCGATCAGGTCTTCTATGCGCTTTTCCAGGGCAATTTTGCGCTGAGTGTTCATTTCAAGATAAGAATCTCGGACCTCGATAAACATCTGCTGATATTCAGCCGGCAGCGCCAGGAAGTCAGCGCGTAACTGGGCATAAGCTTCTTCCTGCATCGGCACTTTATCCATTGCCGCCTGGATCCGGGCACGGCGCTGCATGCCTCTGGCCACAGCTTCAGCTTCGCCGTTGCGTGATTTGATAAAGGCTTTGGCTCGACTCATCAACATTTGATACGTCTGCCTGGTAATGGTCGGATAAAATTTTGACATCGACGGATCAACACCCATCAGCGTAGCTTCGTGCATTAAATCAGCCAGCTTGGCTGATGCGGCTTTATCTTTACCAACCAGCTTGCGCCATTTATCTGCGGTGCCGTGGGTTAAATTAAGCAGGTTGTTGCGCTGGGCTTCCATTGCAGCCACTTGGGCGTTGTAGCGGCGCAAGCTTGGCAACAAATCGCCAGCAATGTCAGCAAGATAATTACGCGGCAATAACTGTAACATTGCTGGACGAGCTCTATCAGGCCACTTAGTTTTTACCGCCTGCCATAACTTAGCTGGCTTAAATGCCTCAACCCAACGCTGCATACGCTCTGCATTGATCTGCGATACAGCATCCGCAATCGCATTACCTGTCCGGGGCAACATAGCCGGCGCGTCAAAATCTAAATCATTACGCACAGGCTGACTGCCTGCCTTTTGCAAGACTTCCTTCGCCTGAGACAAAATCAAGAACAGGTCATGCTCATTCGTTTTCGTCAGCTTGGTAACTAAATCGCCCAAGCCTAACTCATGCAAAGCCTGTTTTAACTTGGCCAACAGGCGTCTGATAGAGGCCCATACACCGACTGGAACATCTGATTCTTTAATGTGTGCAATCAATTCATCGACCAACGCGGCCTGAATATTGGGGTGATTTAAATCCTGGTAATATTTTTTATACCCCTCCAAATCCATCTGATACTTGGCAGCTAATTGCTTGAGCTTCGACTCCCCTAATTGCATCGCAATTTTGTTTAATTCATCGAAAACACCTTTACCGAACAGCTTCCTTACACCGTAGTGTCGCAGACGTTCATGGACCAGCAACTCTTGCAAGGACGGTAAATCACGAATATGCTGCAGGTTGATATAAACCTTCCCTTGGAAAAGAAAACCATGCGCATCTGGACTGGCAAAGGCCTGAATATCTTCAGGAAAATCAGAGAATTTTTCGGCAATAAAAGTACCACTGCCACTGTCAGCCAACCTGGCATCGAAGGCCTTAGCGAACATTCTGGCCTTTTGCAAAGTGATCCCTGGGCTGACTTGACCGCGGGATGGAACCATGCCGGTGTCGTCCCGCACAACATTTCCGAGGTGCGCCGGCGCATCAATGGCAGCTGACGTCACTTGATGGCCATCAAAACCAACAGCTGCAGATGGTATTGCATTACCCCCAGCTTGAACCCAAGCATCGCGATAGGATTGCAGGCCGCGCAGTTGCACCAATTTATTCAGCTCAGGCAGTACAGCCGCTAATTTTTGTTCAGAGAAAACCGCCGACATCACATTGCCGACACTAAAAAACTCTGCGCCCATCGCCTTTTGCAGGGCTTCGCTAAACTTAATATCTTTAACAGCTTGGGTTTTGTTTGCCTTCGGGATCTCAATTTTCCATTCATCTGAACGCACCGGCAATACGCGAATACTCTGCGACAGATCGAACACCCCAAGGTCTTTTAACAGCTTACGGTTGGATGTTAAGAACTTCTGCAGTACCGTCAAATCACGTAACGCAAAATCACTGCCGGCATCAGTCCTGGAAAACTGATCATCCTTAAAGTTTTTCGGCATCAGGATCCCCTGGTGCACATCGCCACGATGATCAGTAAACGAAATGATCCGGCCGCTTAACTTTTTCGACCCCATGATTGCATTACCAGTGGCAACAAAGCGGGTTTCCCTGCGTTCTTCACCTTTGCGCACCGGCTTAAAGGTGTCATGGATCAACTTTTCATTGGCCACTGATGTTTTCGTTGCTGACACGCCGCCTTCCTGCAGGCTGGTCAACTGAGAAACTGACAAATCAATTTGACGGATCCCGCTGTCCACCATAAAGGTGAATTTCACCTTACTACCAGAATACGGATTACCTTTGCCGGCGCGGTGTGAATCCTTCACGGCCACAACAACCCCCTTCACCAGTTCTTCCGGCAGCTTGATGTTAAAATGGTGCCCTATTTGGAACCGCTTAAGCGCATCTTCCGTTGCCTGAACGGATGCACGATAACGCTGCATAGCTTCTTCTGCAGTAGTTACATCCGCTTGCGCGGCCATAATCTTGCTGTTTTTCTTCGATTCATCCTTTGAATTAGTCTTTGTTTCAACCTTGGCCAACTCTGCTTGCGCTCTTTTTAACGTGCCCTGCAGCTTTTTCTCAAACTGTCGGTCGCGCTCTTTGGCAGCCAAAATACCGGCAACGACCGCATCAGGATCTTTAATCTTAGCCAGCGCTTTAAGGACATCATCAGCTGACGGCGGCTTACCTTGGTACTTGGTATCGACCTTATGCAAAAAGGTGTGGCCACCGAACACGGTATCAGGGAACTTACCTTCATAAATAACCTTGGAGTCCAGGATCTTCGCATCCAAATCCATGGTCTTTGGCTCTAAATCATTCTGCCCAGTCTTGTCCAGGTACTCGATAAGATCGGCATACTCGTTTTCCAGCTCAGCATAAATTTCCTTTTGCTGCTTCACTGGCAACAACGCCATCCGGCCTGTAGCTTTTTCATAAATGCCTGGATAAACCACATCTTCAGCAGGAACCCCAAGCGACAGGTCACGCGCCACTTCCGGATATTCCCGTAAGTAGTCACTCATGACTTTATCGCCATACTTATTCATCATGTCCTGCGCTTTGAGATTCACATCTGAATCTGTGTTGGCACTGGTTTGGGCATTGAGCGATTTAAACTTTTTCGACGTTCTGGCCGCTGGCCGCTTTTCTGCAGGGATGGCCAATGACAACATGCTATAGCTTGGCAGCTCGATTTGGCCGGTGCGGTTAATGCGGCCAAGCATCTGCATCAGAATGTTAATGTCGGCCATAGCCTGCATAACAATCATGTGACGCGGTGATTGGTCTTTAAATTTTTCAGCGGCATGGATACTCAGGCCTGTTGAGCCAGCCACGTTTAAAATCAACGCATCTAAGCGACCATCATTAAAGGCGTCCACTGTGCCGCGCTTGTCGTTCTGTTCTTCTGCCGAACGAACGGCAAGGGTAGGAACTTCAGTTTGGTAGTCGATACGATAACCACGGCCAGTAATTTCACTCGTGCGGATCCCTGCTTTTTCCAGCTCATCACGTACATAGTCAATAGGGGATAACGGAATGCTGGATAAGTTTAAATCCTGAATAATTTCTTTGGCTTCAAGGTATAACATCTGAACATCAGCCGGTAGTTCATGCAGTGGAACATCAATCGCACGAACATCCCCAGTTTCATCCGTCACTGAAATACGGCGGGTTCGGTCAAGTGCTTTTAACAGCACATCGCGATAATCAGCCCGGACAGGATCACCTACGCTCAGCCCGTTTTCATCGACAAAACCATTTAAAAATGCCCCCATAGTATTCTGCAAAGCAATCACAGGCTTTTGGCCAGCTTTCTTCAACTCAATGGCTTTATCAATCGTTGCACGGACCTTAAGACCAATCAGCAATTGTGAAATGAAATTATGCACAATGCTGGTAAAGTTTGAGTGGTCAACGCCTGATGCTGCCCGGTTGCCGGCACCTTTAGCTGATCCGCCTTCGTCCTGGTACTTTTGCGCCAACACATCAACAGCCAACTCATGAAACGCTTCGTCAGCAGCAACGATCGCGCGCAGACCTTCAGTGACCTGATCTGCCAGCTGCTCGTGTGCCGCTTCATTTTCATAGTCAACTAAGGTGTCAATCTTGATACCTTCAAAAGAGCGTTCGCGGCGATACAGTTGGCCAGACTCTGCCAGCATGCCGGCAATCAAAGTTTGCAATGCTTCGCCGCCGGCGGATACCGCATCAACCAAATCTTCGACCTTATCAACCGAATCCATCAAATCGGTCCGGTAGAACACCGGTAAATTATCTGGTCTTTTGGCGTAAGTGGCTGACAAGTAAGTGACTGGAGAATTAGCGATCGCTTCATAGATGAAGCCAGCGCGGGTTAAAGTCACATTGCCGGCAGATTTCTTTTCCCGAATACCTGCCGCGTTGTGTGCTTCGTCCAGGACAAAGATGGCATTATCTTTGAGCGCGTTAATCAAACGGCGCTGACGATCGCCATCGAGCTGAGAATAAGTCAGGAACAGGACGTTATTATCAGCTGGCAACTTGCCTGTTTTGATAATTTCATCAAGGGTTTTCAGATGCGCCTGGCGCGATTGGGTTTTAAAAATTTTGGCATCACCAGCCTTGATAAAACCGTCCTGGTTAACGATCAAAGGTGCCGCATCGGTTGAACCAATATCAGCCAGATCGTTATACATATCGGTAAAAAGGTTGTCAGTGACCGTGACGAAGATCGGCGTCTTACCTTCTTTGATGGCGTAACGGATGATACCGGCCGCTTGCCGGCCTTTGCCAACCCCGGTTTGGTCAGCAATGATGATGCCTTTGTTTTTGTTTTCCGCGTTATAGATTGCGGCAGCAACCGTATCTACCTGAAGCGCCATGAAGGCTTTATGCGTTTCGGCAACCGAACCATAACCAAGCTTCTTGGTTACGTACTGGTCAACATCGCCAATCTCAGCAACCATCTTCTGCATGGCGCGCTGACTGGCTTGCGCCATATTCACCGGCGTTAATGCGCCATCATTAAAGCCTTTACTAAGCGCTGGATATAGCGCTTGGAACGAGGATCCGGAGTCTACGCCACCATCTGCAGGTGGCTGTTTAGATCTTCCAGCAGGCTCTGCAGTGTTTGCTGCAGGTACTGCTGTTTCACGTCCAGCGGTAACTGAACTTTCTGGTTGAACTGAACCTGGCTGACTAACAGGCTCAGACTTTCTGATGCTATCAACTGCTGGGCCAACTGCTGGGGCTGGGCTTCCGGCTCGATCGTCATTTCCAGCAATCCTGGTACCGCCGCTATCATTTCGTCCACCGGCTGTTGTTCTGCCTGCGCCAGCTTGATCAGCCTGGCCAATTTTGCGGTCAGTTTCGCTTCGAGCTGGACGCTCGACATTTGGTGAAATTCTTGGCATTGCACCATCAGCACCCGTTGCGCGGCTTGCGTTAGCTGAGGTGTCAGTGCTGGTACCCAAACTTTCAAGGAAGCGGTCATATACTTGGTTCCATGTTTCAATTCTTTCGATAGCGCCCGACTTAGGGCTCAATTTTTTACTGCTTTCTCGGCCATGTACAACAATAACACGAACTGGCCAACCAGCACCTTGCCGGCGATATAAATCACCATCGACTTCAAAGTGATCAACCACATTGTAATTGGAATAGAGGTAATTAAAAAACACCCGGTCAGACGCGCCAATCTCACCAGCTTCTTTGCTTGCGCCAATAATAATGGTGGCCTTACCATCATCTTTAAGCGCCTGTAGGGCTTTGATAGTAATCAACTGGTCAATAGATTTGATGGTATAGCCATCCACCTTCACAGGTGAATCAAGCCGGCCAAACGGCGGATTCATCACAGCTGCATCAAACTTTTCAGCCGGGATGTATTCGGCAGCATCTTCGCTGGTCACATCTAAACCTTGCTGCGCCAGCTGGCCAGCGCGGCGCGGATCTAATTCATTGGCTTTTGCATGTTTCAGGTTAGCGCTGATCAGCAACATACCATTACCGGCCGTAGGTTCATACACGCTGGTTTCTTGCGTAACACCAGCCAAACGGGCGGCCACGAACGCAAGCGGGGCCGGTGTGCTGTAAGCCATATTTTCCATACTGGTGCTGGACCGAACGTTCAGATTTGGCTGACGCTGATACATCTCAAGCAACCGGTCAAAAATCTCTTTGTCCGTACCGCCGGCGGCCACAATCTCACGAGCACGACGAACCAGTGCAAGCTCTAACACTTCCTGCGCTTCTTTCATCATTTCAGGCGTGACGCCAGAAGTCGGAATGCCATGATAATCCGCAACGACAGATTTTAACTGCCGGTTGTCCTGGATCTGGTCTAGTTTATCCTGCAGTTCATTGGCCAACGATTTAGCCGGCAACGCTTCCGTCTGCACATCTTCAATCAAAGTGCTGATATCCATCTTCCGGACATCTTTGGCGGTATCCATATCATCAGCAACAGCATCACTGATACCGTACTTTTCAGGGTTTGCCGCCATCGCGCCATAGGCTTCTTTTAAAAACGGTTTTACATCTTCATCAGCAATACCTACAACCCGAGTCGTGGCAATCACATCACGGACCCACTGCGCGAACTTTACCGCGCCTTCAGCGATAGACAGCGCACCGACTTCAGCTACGGCAAGCAGCACCTCAGGATCAACGCCGCTATTGAGCTGACCTTTACGAGACGCAATAAGCGCCTTAAGCTTTTCAGCGGCTTCACGTTTTTTATCACTGATATTCTGAGCTGCACTATCAAGCTTTGACGCCGCTGGTTCTTTTGCTGGCGATTTTGCAGCGGCAGGCTTGCCCTTACTCTCGGCTGATTTTCCGCTGGCCGAGCTTTGAGCCATGATTTTTTCGATGCGCTGCTTATGCGGTGGCGACTTAATACCGGCTGATTTTTCTTCCCATATAATCCGCTGCTCCATATCGTCCAGCTTTTCGGCCTGTTCGATTGCCGATAACTCGGCCAATGTCTTTTTGAGCTTTAAGATATCGCCTGGCAAACCCCAATCGTCTGTTGCAGAAGCCCGAGCTTTCAACTCGGCCAAGTCCGCTGCATAATCCGGGGCTTTCACTGAAACTTCGCTCGACTCAGCAGATTCTGCGTTTTCAGACCGTGGCCGGGCCTCGCCCAGCGTCATCTTAGGATGCGAAGCCGGGTCGTCATTGAACGGCTTACTGCTGATATTCATCACAGCTTGCGGTCGCAGAATCACTAAATGTTCTGCGCCTTTGCGGATTTGTTTGGTTGGCGCAGTGCCATCTTTCATAAGAATCGCATCAGCACCCAAAGACAGCGCTATTTCACGCATTGCCGGGAGTGCTTTTCTGCGGCTTAATAACTCGATATAGCCCTGGCCCTGAGTCCCATCTTTGCCAACCAAGTTGTCCAGTAGTTTTCTATCGTTGTTGGCAACTCGCTCCCACTGGGTTCGCAGCCGCTCTATTTCTTCATCAGATACACCGGATCGCCCCAAAATGCCCTCGATGTCTATAGCCCCTAAACCAATCGACCTGCCTTTAAACACCAAGCCTTTATCGCCAATGGTGAGTAAAGCAGGCGCTTTCACCACAAATTCAGCAACGGTTTTTTCGCCTTTAGACAACTCGGCTTTTGCCTCGCTATAGGTTATCCCTTTGGCTTTTGCGAGTTTTTCCGCGTTAACCGTATAATCCATATTCCGCGTAACATCGGTCGAGGCGTAATCTTCTGCTTCCTGCGGATCGCTGGTCAGATAAAACCCTTTTCCAAAGAATGAATCATCATTTGCGTCACTGTACTTGCTGGCATCAAACAACGAGCCTCTATGCCATATCTTATCGATATTAAAGCCATCATCTTTGGCTTGCAAAAGCTTCGCTGCACGGGAATTTGATGCTTCAACATTGGAAAATAATGGCGTTGTTTTTTTGCCCTGCTCGGTTTGAGTTTTAGCTACTGGCGTTTTGCTTCCCGCCTGGTTAACGCCATCGCCCTGTGAAGTGACCTTGATCGCTTCGCGCTTTTCATTAAGAGCAACCTGCTTTTCATACTTCTGAATTTCAGCCTGCGTCCGGCCTGCATCAAAGTTTGCAGGCATGGCGGAAGGTAATACATTTGTAATACGTTCGGATAGCGCGCTATCGTGCTGCTTTGCACGAACAGCCAGCGCTTCTAACTGATTTTTAGCCGAATTAAACAAGCCAGTTTTATCGGCTTCGGGCGCAGCGCTTAACTTTTGCTGCTCAACGCGCTGGTCAGCTCGGCCTAAGATGCCAGGTATGGCTTTTTTCAGTTCATCAATCCGCGACTTGCTATAAACCCAACCCTCACCACCTTTGAGCTTCGGGTTAAAAACACCTTTGAGATTTTTCAGGGCGTCTTTGTGGGTCTTGGTATCCCCTCTGACGACTACGCTTTTATCGCTATAACGCTCGATGCGCAGCGCACCAAAATCAGCCACAGTGCTTTCCCACTGTTCGCGTTGCGTCACTGGTTTTTTGGTATCGCCGTTTTTAAGCCAGTCTTTGAACTGGTCCATGGTCATTTCTTTGACGGGGCCAATTTGCCAGCCAGCTGAATAATTGCGCTTGTAAGTTTGTTCTGCCGATTTTAAATCTGTCGCGCCCAGGACAACTTTATGTTCATCAAATGATCCGTCCTTATTCATTTGGTCAACCACAAACACTTTGTCACTGTCCGGGCTATCACCGATAAACACATCAACATGATCACCATCAGCGCCTTCTGTGCGTTTGATGTAACCGTAGTGATCCTGCATGGTAACTGACCATGGCTTGCCTTTGGCATCGGTGCCTTTGCGCTCTGAACCCTTTGGGTTCTCAATTGCAATATCCAGCCCCTGGACATTCACATGCCCTTTTTTGTAGTTGCCGGCTTCCTTCTGAGCTGCGCTCGGCTCTGGCAAATCATTCAGCGGGGATAAGGCGGCACCAGCGGCGGCATCATCAATTACAGCTTTGATTTCGTTTACTTTTTCAGCACTGCCCACAGAACCACCCACAGAATCTGTGGATAAGTTTCCGGCGGCCTGACGCCAGGGCATGAGCATATTGACTTGCTCGTCATTGATACCGAAGGTATCCCGCAAAATCTCCGGATCAATCTTGCCCCGCTCCTCCAGCGGGAAACTATCAATGAACCCCCTCGCGGCTACCATAACTTCATCGTCTGGCGCAACTGGTGCCGCAGCCTGAGGTGCGTTCACGATACCTGGTTCAGTGCTTGGAACTGGCTCACCCGGATTACTCGCCAAAAACTTGGCCAGCTGACCTTCCGCTTTCGGTCTGAACTCCGGATTAATCAACCATTGACCGGCGGTATTAATTGCCAGGCCAATTTTTTCCGGCTTGCGCTGAACGTACTGCTGCAGCATTTCAGCGAACTGGGGGTTTTCTTTTGCGACAACACCAGACAGGATGGCAAAGTCGCTGGCATCTTCTTCTGGCGTGGGTGTCCAGGGCTTTTCACCTTCTGCAGGTTGTGGCGCATTGCCCATGTACTCCTGCAACCGGTGCATGGCATTTTTTCTAAAAGAGGCGCTGCCGAGATATTTATCCAGCACTGTAATCGCTGACACGGCGCGCTCTGGATCTTCTTTGACAATCTCAACGAGACCATCCACAAATTCAGGATGTTCAGCTGCAGCGCCGCTGGCCATCTCGATAAAGGTCGATTGCGTGTTGACCTTAGGGTCAATCACACTGGTTAATGGCGGGGTTTCAAACTCCTGCTCTAAATCAGGATATGCCGGCGGTCCCATTTCATCAGATGGTGCACTGAATTGCTCTGGCTCAGCGCCAGATTGCGCCGGCTGTTCTTTCGATGGCAGACGCTTTTGGACGGCTCCAACAGCAGCTGGAACCGCTGCAGCCAGGCCACCGACCGCACCGCCTAAGATCCCCTCGTTGAGGGCCGCAACTGTGACACCTTCGTTTAAATCCTGAGTTGGATCGACATATTCTTGCCGTACCTGGTTGCCGGCAAACTGCTCCATGCCGCCTTGGGCAGCTTCGACACCAAACTCTGCAGCAACACCTGCACCTTTTGGCATGGCACCTGACAGAATGCGTGTCAGTGCGGCACTTCCCAAACCACCAACCAAAAGGTTCGATGTAAGCAATGTTGGATTTGTTTTAATTGCCGACCGCGCCTGTTCAGCAAGCTGGGTGCGGCTTGTTGCCAAAATATCTTCAGCTTCAGCACCTGGCATGGCTTTGGCATTTGCGCGCACGATGGCCTGAAATTCTGGCGACACTTCCAGATCTTCATAATCAAGTGCTTCAACTTCATTACCGACATCAATGGCTTGTAAGCCGCCTGCAACTGCATGGCCAGCAGCACCATAAGCCAAAGTATCTTTACCAAATGCGGCAAACTGGCCGGCCTTATCACCGAGATTTTTGGTTAAGAAAGTCTCAGTTGCCTTTTTTGCTGCAATTTCTGCCATTTCGGCAGTGCCTTTTTCTGCCAGCACTTTTTGCCTGGCAAGCTTCGCTACTTTGGTGACAGCCAGACTGGTGCCTTTAATCGCAGCACCACCTGCCAAGATGTCAGCATTTAAACCAATCACATGCCCGATTTGCATGGCAATGGCGCGGGGCGATGTCCACGCATCACCGGCAGTGATCGTATTATCTTTATCGACAAAGAACTGTTCTTGCATAGCGGTTTTACCCGCATTGGAAATAGTCGCAAGTTGCTCGTTTGCGCCCTCCTGGGCCCAGTCACGCACCCCATCTAAACCAAAGGTTTCACCGATGCCGGCAAGACCGTCATAGGCTCCTTTTTGCGTGGCGTCCACCACATCACCAATAAAACCTTGCCCGGTATCAGCAGGCTTAAATTGCGCAGCTTGCTGCTGACGGTATAGGCTAAGTGCGTTTTGATCTAATTTGCTCATTGCTTCTCACCATTGATAATTTGTCCACGTTCCTGCCTTGTGAAGTGCCGTAAGTTGGCTTGGATCCACCGCGTCTTTTCTTCAGCACTTAAATCATTCAGCTTGCCTTGCTGAACAAATTGCCTTGCCAATTGAGCCTGCTGTGCGTCATCGGCCTGTTTTTTGGTATTGGATTGATTCAAGAATTGACGACGCTGCTCAAACTGCTCCGGCGTTAACGTTTTGCCAGCAGCTGCTGGGATCGGTTCTGTAGTCAACCACCAGTTCGGTTTGCTGGTCAGTTGTTCAATGGGATCAGGCTCAGGTTGCTTGCTGGCTCCCTGTTGATTGCCGGCAAGAATGTTCTGTAATGTCTGATTAGATTTAGGATCACTGGTTTTCTTTGAACCGTTTTGCTGCATTTGATACAGCTCTGCGGGGTCATACACGAAATTACTTTGCAGGTATTTTTGGGCTTCTTCTGGCCCATCGTCTTGTGACAACTGACGCGCCTTATCAAGCACGGCTTTATTTTCCCTGGCTACGCTTTCTAAAAACTTCAGTTTGCCTGGTTCACCTTTGGTCCACTCAAAATCGCCGTAAGACACGTACTGGAACCCTTCGTCAGCATTACCGAACAATGGGTTCTCAGTAAAACGCTTGTGCACAAGTTCAGTTTTTTGCGGCCGGCCAGCCCACTGAGTTTCGTCAGATTTGAGTGATGACGTATTTGGATCTGTGTTTAATTTCTCATACCTGCCCTTAAGCCACTCTAACCCCTCCGGGTTGCGCTTGAGCGCTTCATGAAAAAAGTCGGTGGCTTTGACTTTCCCGACAAACTTGCCAAAATCGACAGCCTTGAGCGGGTCATCTGGATCAGACGTTCCCCGTTCAGTCAACGGGGACCGGTATGTGTTACCTTCAGAATCACGCATTTCCAGCTCAACAAACATATGGCCTTTGATTGGTTTTCCCTGTGCATCTATTGCCTGGCTGGTGCTGACAATTCGTTTATTGACGATTGGTAAACCCGTCTCCGGGTTTGTACCACCGTTGTTCAGGTCATGCTTCAAAAACACGGATGCGACATCAAAGATTTTCGCGTCCGCATAGGGGTTTGCTTGCGTATTCCGGGGATCAAGTAGGGCTGTAGCCTGAGTCAATGCGTCAGAATACTCCGGATCTAACACTTTGAATGGGCTTAACTCCGTGTCGATGGAGTCTCTTAAAAATGCTTCAGAGAAGCGTCCGGTCCTATTAAAACGTTCAATTTCAAGCGGAGCCTGCTGTTTCACACGAGCAAGGCGCGCCGCCTTTTCTGCTGAAATCCGTGCGGATGCGCGGGTTTCTCTCTGATGATTCAGATTTTCTCGTTCTGAATCCAATCGCAAGGCTGCAGCACCTTTTTCAAGTGGGAATAATTCATCCTCCCTTGTTGCCTGGGTTTTAGACCTGCTCAGGGTATGCTGCTGCTGTTCAAGCTCTATCGGGCGTAACGCCTTATTATGCTCCGCACTAGCCTGCATCTCAGCCAGCGTTAACGGTCTGGTCTGCTTATTGTGTTCAATCTGACTTTCCAGGTCGCTTAAGCCTAACCTGGCTTGCTGTTCGGCCAACGGGCGCATTGTGGCCTGATGCTCAGCATTTGCTCTGGCCTGCTCCATTTGAAATTTATGCTGCTGGTCTATACGTGATTCTTGCCGTGCACCACGGCTGATATCTAGCCCTAAGGCAACGCCTTGCGTAATCCCCATGATCACCTCATAAAATTGTATAAAGAGCCAGGCCGGCTAATGCCGCCCAACCGGCTGGACCAAGCGCAGCTAACGGGCCTGCACTGGCGGCTGCGCCTCCTGCAGCAGTGGCACCTGTTGTAGCGGTCGTCGTCGCAGCTGTGGTTGCTGCAGTAGTCGCGCCTGCAATTTCTGCTGCGGCTGCGGCTTCACCTGCTGCAGCTGCAGCTGTTGCGCCTTCTGCTGCAGTTGTGGTAGCTGCAACATTCGTGGCCGCATTGGTTGCAGTTGCCGCTTGCTTGGTTGCGGCTGCAATTTCTGCTGCGGCTTTACTTTCACCAAGGGCAGCAGCATCGAGGGCGGCTTTTTCAGCGGCCTGAGTGGCGTAATAGGACTGCAGGCTATGGTCTAAACCAATAGTGGCCGCCGATGTCGCAAGCCCCCGGCGCTCTGCTTTTTCTGCCTCTTTAATGTTGGCGTTGATTTGTGTGCGCTGATGCTCAGCATCTCCCGCCTGGCGAAAACCGCCACGCGCCTTGTTTTCTACAGAATCAGCAAGGCTGAATAAGCCGTAAGTCATAATTAGCTCCCTGCCGTTGGCATTGGCGCGCCGGCAATTGCGGCCATCTGACGGTCTTTTGCATGCTGACGAATGTTGTTTTCTGCGCCGGCCTGACTCAGGGCCATCGATAAATCAGTCCGGCCCATATCGGCGCTATCAAGACCCATATGATTCATCCTTATATCAGTCGCTTTTCGGGCATTTGAAAAAGACTGTTCAACATTGCCTGGCACTCGGGCCAGTTGTTGATTCACTAAGCCAGTTCCCATCACGGCCTCTTTGAAAACACCGTGAATGGGCATGAAGGTTTTCTTGTAATCAGCCCAATCACGCCGCGCCAGGGCGGCATTTGTTTTACTGGCAAAATGCTTGTCGGACCGACTGATCCCAAACGTAGAACCGGAGCTCGAAGGCACTGAGCCTTCGGCACCGAATGAATCCAACCCTAACCCTAAGTTTTCCACTTAACCCCCTTTTTTACTGTTCAGTGCGGTATCAAGCCCGATGGTGCCGAGCGCGGCAGCACCTGTGGTTAGATCATCTTTCGCCTGCAACTTATTGCTCAACGCGGTTTTGGCATGGTCGGCAGACTTCACTGCGATATCGTTAAGGCCATCAATGGCTTGAACTGACTTTTTCTCACCCATGGCCACAGCATTGCCAAGACCAGCGACATAATTATCCTGCTGGGCGGTTTGAGCCCTGCTGAGGGTTTCAGCGTTGATACCGGCCATCTCAAGCCCTACATCCGCCATGTTCGCCTGGTATTGCCCACTGGTGGGGTCAATACCGGCAGCGTTGAGCTGACGCTGAGTACCGGTTAATTGCTGATTTGTAAGCGCAGCAACATCGGCATTTACCGAACCATTCAGCGCAGTCAATTTGCTGCTATCATTTGCGGCCTGGGTTTCAGTCAGCCAGAAGTCACGGATTGGCTTTAACTGGCCTTCGAAGTAATCAAACTGTTCGACGGCAATCGCCGCGAGCTCCTTTTGTTCTTCGGTTTCATCAATTTCAGCTTTGCTGCTTTTGCCCAAGATTTAACTCCCATGTTTCGCCATCCTGTAGCAGCTGCCAGCCCCTTTTTGGCATGAAGCGCCGATAGCCAGGCCTTTTGCTACAGAATCGGATTGCAGATACGCCCACGCGGTTTGCCAGGGCAATAATTGAAGGTTCATAGGTCGCGATGGCATTGCCACCAGTGCTATATGCCGCGAGAACCCAAAGGTAAGAAATAGAACCGCTGACAAGCGGCTGCAGGACAACCCACCCATCGGGGGCAGAAAAAGAAAAGGCGCGCCCAGATTGGCACGCCTCGACAACATTGTTCACCAGCTGCGGCTCTCCTTCGAAAGCCGCAATTTCTTGCAGTTGCTTAAGAGCGCTGATCAACCACCTCCGAAAATCATTTTGATATATTAATCATCAAAATGATTTGCTTCAAGCTAATCAGCCATTGGCTTTGAGCTTTTGCACCTCCGGAATAATTGCGTTGATGTCTTGCACTCCCAGCTCGTTGGCTATTTTGAACAGTAGCTGATGTGCTACTGCTGTTTTCTGTATTTCAGCGGCAAGCATGTCAAATGCTTGTGCCTTTAATAAAATCATCTGTTCATTCATCGTTATCGTTTTCCTACACCAATAATAAGCCAGCCGTCCCGATCTGTGATGGGCTCAGGGTGTCCAGGAAGAAACTTATTCCGTACCCCTGTAGCCTTGATATAAGCATGATATGTTTTCGTTAGGCCCGAGCCGGCAGAGCCAAATGCGGCAACATATC